CCAGGTGTGCGTAAAAAAGGTACTAAGAACAAAGTAGGACTAATCGAAGCGTTTGAAGATAAAAGCACTAAAGGCTACAACTGGAACAACATGATGCTACAACGTTGGACTGATCACGAAGGTGCAGAACATCGTGTACTAGATGACTACAATCGTAATGTTGTACTGTGCGATTTAACTGCACAGCCCGAAGACATTAGACAAGAAATAAATAATACTATCCAATCAGCAGAAAGTAAAAATATTTCGCAAGTAGGCATGCGACTAATGAAATTTTGTGCTCGGTGGGACTTACAGCGTATTGCAGATCAAGCAGCAATGTACGCAGAACCATTACAAGCGAGGTATAACGTATGAGTGTAAAAGCAAAACCAGTTTTAGAAAACAAGTTTTGGATTGTTGAAGAAAAAGGACAACGTATTGGAACATTAAGTAAAAGCGACGATGGGTATATCCTTGCTAAAAAAGGTGATGTAAAAGTTTATTCTTCTGAACGTCAATTAAAAAAACATGTTGGTTTAAAATTTACTATTAGCGATCTTGCAAATAAAAAGCTATTAGAAGTACAGGATGTACACGGATATCCTGCAAAAGGAATTCCTTATAATAGCATGTTTGATATTAAAAGAAAATTGCCTCTATTTACTAAAAGTGAAAAATCTAAAAGTGTATATTGTGCAGGATATTACCTTATAAAGTTTAATGTGAATTGGCTTAAAAGTTTCTGTCCTAAACTAATTACAGTCGAACGAAACGAATATATTGGCCCGTTTAAAACTGAAATAGAGATGAAAGAAAAATTAAAGCATGTCAATAGAGCCAATTAATACAATACCTATACAGCAATTTTTACAAAAGGTTAAATCTGCAGACAGCGGCAATGCAAGAGAAGTTAAACTAGACATTGCTACTGCTAAAAATTTAGCGTTTACATTAGGCATTGTAATGAGTAGAATGAACGGTGATTTAGAAAAATTTGTAAAAGAAAATGCTGGTGGATCTATGGAAGATCTTGTAATTGAGTTAGGTAGTAGCAACTCGGATTGGTAGATAACAGCGTATAAAAAGATAAATATATGCGTATATAATTGGAGACGCATATGAGTAGGCCAAAGCCAAATGTTTTAATGGAGTATACAAATCCAGCAACCTACAAATCTGAACAAATTTTACACGCAGAAGCAATATGGGCTGTTTTTTACAACGGAGAACCTTTTAACTTAAAAAGTTCAAATGCTCTTACAAACTATCCTGGACCAAAATACAAAAAAACAAGTTTTTCAAATCCTGGTCATGCACACAATCTATCTAAAAAACTAAATCAAATGTTTAAAACAGATAAGTTTACCGTTGTAAAATTAACTTCGGGCGAAACTATAGAAAATGTCTAATAAAACTGTTTACACAAAATTGTTTTTAAGAGAATTAGGACAATCTGTAAATGAGCAAAATGTCAAGGCTATGATGCCTATATGGTGGTACAACACTCGAGACAAAGAAATAGGCGGACTGCGATTAACCGACGACGGTTTCGATACTATAAATAAAATAGAACTTGCAACATACGACATACCGTATCCAAAAGATATGCCGGTAACTACACAAGTAATTATTTTTTTAGATCAATTTATTGATTGTCCTTATTATCTAACTAATAGAAGTATTACTGTTACCAATGAAAAGAAAGCAGTTGAGCTTACATTGTTTAGTGGCGATTTACGTAAATACGGTTTAACAAAAGCAATGAAACGACATGAGGATTGATTTACACGGATATCATATCCACGAAGGTTGGCGTAAATTTAAAATAGCAATTGATCGTGCATACTATGACAATCATAAGAAAGTTACAGTTATAACAGGTCAAGGTGCTATGATGCACGAATTTCCTACATGGGCACACAATCACCCATTAGTCAAAGAATGTAGACAAGAAAACCATAATCCCGGAAGTTTTAGTATAAAATTAAAGAAAAAAGGTTGACTTTAACTGTACTTATGCTATTATAAAACATAGGCACAAAACACAAAGGATATACTATGTCTGAAGCACGTACACTTAACCCTAACAAAGCAAAAAACGCATTGCGTATTGCAATGCAAAAGAAACGTCCAATTTTCCTTTGGGGTCCTCCTGGTATTGGTAAATCTGATATTGTAGCACAGATTACAGATAGTCTGTCTAACTCATATCTTATTGACATTCGTTTGTCGCTGTGGGAACCCACCGACATCAAAGGTATTCCGTATTTTGATAGCAATGCTAACAAAATGGTTTGGGGTGCTCCGGCAGAACTGCCAGATGAGGCTATGGCAGCTGAATACGACCATATTGTTTTGTTCTTAGACGAAATGAACTCAGCTGCTCCTGCTGTACAAGCGGCAGCGTACCAATTGATTCTAAATCGTCGTGTAGGACAGTACAAACTGCCAGACAATGTTATTATTGTTGCGGCAGGTAACCGCGAAGCAGACAAAGGCGTAACTTATCGTATGCCTGCTCCACTTGCTAACCGATTTATCCACATCGAAATGGGTGTCAACTTTGACGACTGGTTTAACTGGGCAGTTGATAACAAAATCCACCAAGATGTTGTCGGTTATTTGCAATTTGCTAAACAAGACTTATACGACTTTGATCCTAAAAGTTCAAGTCGTAGTTTTGCTACACCACGTAGCTGGAGTTTTGTAAGCGAATTGTTAGACGATGAATTCGACGATGGCACCACAACCGATCTTGTTGCCGGTGCAGTAGGCGAAGGCCTAGCAGTTAAGTTTATGGCTCACCGTAAGGTTGCTGCAAACATGCCGAATCCTACAGACATTCTGCAGGGTAAAGTAAAAGAGCTTAAGACTAAAGAAATCAGTGCCAAGTATTCCTTGACTGTATCTCTTTGCTATGAGCTAAAAGAAGCAAGTGACGTAAACGATAAGAAGTTTGACGACAAGGTTAATAATTTCTTGCGCTTTGCAATGGATAATTTTGAAACTGAGCTAGTTGTAATGGGTATTAAACTTGCTCTTACACAATACTCACTTCCAATTGATCCAGACGAAGTAGAATGCTTTGACGAGTTTCACGATCGTTATGGCAAGTATATTAAGGCTGCACAAAGCACATAACGGTACATAATGGGTAACTTTTGAGTTACCCATTTTTTCTAGTTGACATATATGATATAGATGCTATAATATATGTATAAGTTAACAAAAGGGCGATAACAATGGCTACTAAAGATACACAATCTAAACTGAAAAATTGGGAACCAAATCCTAACATTACAGAAGCAGAACTTTTATCCATGCGCGATGAAGTACACGAACGCATTATTACTGCCCGTGTAGGTCTATTGTTGCGCCATCCGTTCTTTGGTAACATGGCAACACGTTTAAAAATTCAGGCAGCAGATGAGTGGTTAGGAACTGCCGCTGTAGACGGTCGTAATTTGTTTTACAACACACAGTTCTTTAATGCAATGGATAATAAAGAAATCGAGTTTGTTCTTGCACATGAAATTTATCATATGGTATACGATCATCTAAGCCGGCGTGATAACCGCAATCCTATGCTTTATAACATTGCCGCTGATTATATTGTTAACAACGAACTTGTAGACGGTCGTATTGGTAAAAAGCCTAGCATTGTAGATTGTTTCCAAGACTTTAAATATCGTGGTTGGACATCAGAAGAAGTTTACGACGAGCTGTTTGAAGAAGCTAAAAAGAATGGCGAAGAGTATCTCAAACAACTAGGCGAAATGTTAGATGAACATTTGGACTTAGAAGGTGAAGATGGTGATGAAGGCGAGAATGGCAAAGACGGCAAAGGTCGTCCTAAGTACAGCAAAGAAGAAATCGATCAAATCAAAGACGAAGTAAAAGAAGCTATGATTAATGCTGCTCAGACTGCTGGTGCTGGTAACACACCTGCAGGTGTACAGCGTCTTATCAAAGAGATGACAGAATCTAAAATGAACTGGCGTGAACTATTGCGTCAGCAAATCCAGAGTACAATCAAAAGTGATTATACATTTAGTCGTCCATCACGTAAAGGTCAAATGACTGGTGCTATTTTGCCAGGTATGAATTATCAAGACACTATTGATATCTGTGTAGCAATTGACATGAGTGGCAGTATTGGAACTCAACAAGGTGCAGACTTCTTAGGTGAAATCAAAGGCATTATGGAAGAATATCAAGACTATAATATCAAGGTGTGGTGCTTTGACACAAAAGTCTACAATGAACAAGATTTTACTGCCGACAGTGGCGAGGACTTGTCTGAATACGAAATTATGGGCGGCGGTGGCACCGACTTTGATGCTAACTGGAAGTACATGAAAGAACAAGATATTCAACCTAAAAAGTTCCTTATGTTTACAGATGGTTATGCTTGGGATAGCTGGGGTGACCCAGACTACTGCGATACGGTATTTGTTATTCACAGCAATCATGATAAAAATTTGCAAGCGCCATTTGGCATAACAGCTCACTACGAGGAGGCAGCTTGACAAAAACTTTGATTAAAGAGTTGGATGTTTTAAAATTAAGGCGTGTAGATTTTTGTCCTGATCATTTTACAACAACAAATACTCCACGTCACTACAACCTTGAAAATGCTATTGTAGCATGGATAGAAACAAATCTAAGTGGAAGATTTTTCTTTGGACTAAATATTGAGTTAAAAAACAATACTGTAGAAAAAGTTTATACTATAGGGTTTGAAAGGGCAAGCGAACTTAGTTTTTTTATGTTAGCTTGTCCACATTTAAAATACAATTAAAAATGCGCAGATAATTATATTTGTAAAAGGAGAAAATACATGTCAGCGACACAAGAACAAAATGCTAATGAATTAAATATTCAAGACTTAGCAGTAATGCGTAGCGTTATTGAATTAGCTACAGAACGTGGCACATTCAAAGCACCCGAAATGGCTGCTGTAGGCACACTGTTCAACAAATTAGACCAGTTTTTAAAACAAGTCGAAGAACAAGCTAAAGCAGCTCAAGAAGGTGCAGAAGCAGCTCAAGAATCAGCCGATACAGGCGCAGGAGAAGAAAATGGCTAATATTAAACATGTGGGAAGAATTACCCATAATCAACGAAAAGTAGTTGTTGCATACAGAGTTATTCCGGGTGACCCAGAAAACTGCTTGATTGTGTCAACTGAAAGTCTTAGTGCTGATGAACACGATGCATTAATTAAAGCAGTTGAATCAGCTAGTGGACAATCTGCATACGAATTTGCAGAAGCAATGGCACGTAATAGTTTACCAGACGGCCGTAACATGCTTGCTGGGTTTCAAAAAACAGGAAAGTTTCAAAAAGTACCAACTAAAATGGTAGAAATGACTCCTAATACTATTACATCAGTAAACTTAGCTGAATTAAATCAAATTATGGCTGATCAAAAAGGCGTAACTATAAACGACTTGGCTCTTAAGGACGAACAGGGAAATACTGTTCCAGTTCGTAGTAGTGCCAGTGATACACAAATTGATCCGGCGGCACTATATACAAATGAACAACCAGCTACTACAACAACAGCAGCATCAGATGGTGTACTTTCAGATGAAGATTTAGCTGCTCAATACAGATCACAAGCCGATGCACTATTTAAAGAAGCAAAGGCATTACGTGAACAGGCGGAAGAGTTGGTTCCAACAAAAAAGAAAAGCACAAAAAAGTCAACTGAAACAGTATAATGAAAAAAACTGAAACATACTGGCAAGAAATTTTTGATACTGTTGACATGAAATACTTGCCAGTATCTTATATGAAATCAATTGAAGTTGAGTTTACTGATGGCGAGATTTGGGAAATAGATCTTGATGAAAAAGAAAGTGAAAATGTTCCTGTTGACGAAGTATTAGATAATTTTTTTGAAGAATACGAAAATACTATCAAGGAAGTGCAGTTTAAGTTAGATTTTGATAAAATCAAATACGATATTTCAAAACGTACAACAAAATTTTTAAAACATAACAAATAATAAACTGCCTATAGTGATAAATACTATATAAGAAATACGTCACCTAGGAGATATTTAACATGGCTTTGCGATTAAGACGCGGTACAGATGCAGAACGCTTACTAATTACCCCAGCAGATGGGGAAATGATCTGGACTACAGATACACAAGAATTATATGTAGGGAATGGCACTACTGTAGGCGGTATTAGAATTACCGGTGCGCTAAATGATAGCCCAGAATCACTTACACGAAACCTTGACTTAGATTCTAATACAATTTTTGGATCAGGTGATATTAATATAAGTGGACAAATTACTACATCAGGATCAATAACTGCTACAGGAACAGTGACAGCCGGTAGTTTAGTAGGCGATGGTAGTCAAATTTACAATCTTAGTGCTGCAAATTTAGATGTAAGTGATTTAGTTGTTGAAGGTGGTGCATATTATTTAAATATTGTTGGACCAGATAGTGCAAGCGTACTTGATACACAAGCAAGTGAACTTAATATAGATAGTATTACAGGAACATCTATTAGATTATCGGAAGATGCAGATATTGGAGGCAGTGTAACAGCAAATCAATTTTATGGCGATCTAATCGGTGAAGTTAATTCAGAAGATAGTACTATTGTAATTGACAGATTTGGCAACTTATTTACAGAAGAAATTACTGCTGATTTTTTAAAATTTAAAAGAAGTGACACAGCAACTAACAATGTACAAATTGAAGGTAACGACAATTCATCCGGATTGTTTTTAACAAGAATATCGCCAAGTGGTTCAGGATTTCCAGATTTACTCGGTCGTGTAAATTTTGACGATGATAATTTAGATACACAAACAAGAACTACCTATGCATTTATTAGTGCTTCGCCTTACGGAATGTTTTTAAGTGCAGACCAAACCGGAATACATGCAGGAGATAAAGTTACAAATTTCGTTAACGGTGCAATTGGAATCGGCGGTTTACCAACTACAGATTATAAACTTGCAGTATTTGGCGATATTAATGTTGACGAAGGAAAACTTACATTAGGACAAGTAGAACCTAGTGAAGTTACGTCTCCGTCAGCGGGCGATGTAGTTTATTCGCCTGGCGCAGATAGAGTATTCTTTAGAGAAGGAAGTACATGGAAATTTCCTCTCACAGTTGGCGAATCAGATGTTTATCTAGCTAACACTCTTCCAATCCAAGCATCAAACTACAGTACAATACAAATTGGTCTAGGATTGACTGGAGCAGAACAAACAGGTGTTCTACTATTTAATACAACAACAAAACAACTACAAGTTTACAACAATGGTTGGAAAAATATTGCCAGTGACGGCGGTGTGTTCGTAGGTGATCATCAAGGTAGTGTAGGACTAGACGATAGTACTACTGTAATTGATGGAACTGATGGTAAAATTACTGCACCAAATACAGTTACTTTTGCAAGTTTCTCGACTGTTGAAAGAGATGCGCTAGGAGTTGTTACAGGTGGTACAGTAATATTTAATAGCACAACTGCTAAACTACAAGTTTATAACGGAAGTACTTGGTTAGACTTACACTAAGTAAGTCTAACACTTTTTATTTTTCAATAATATCTATTTTTTGTTTAATTTTAGTAGGAAATGTAAAATCAGTAGCGTGATGTTCTCTACGATTTCTATTTTCATTTTTAAACCCAATACCCATTAACAATAGAATATTATTATCAGCACCTACTATTTGCTTGACGTTTTTGGCATCAAAGCAACTACAGCATCCTGTATTAAGCCCTAGCATACTTGCTGTTAAGTTTGCATAACCAGCAGCAATACCTACTGCTACATGTGTATCTCTAACAAGATTTTCAACAGAAGTTGATGTCATAGTACCAGTTATTGTTTTTTCGTACCATTCTTCGTTTCTCACTTCCGTGTTTGGTGTTTCAAACGGATTAGTTGCTTCAAATGCTAAAACTAAGTTTGCTAAAATTTGACTGTTAGTAGTACTTTCATTTGTTTCAAAATTATAAGTAAACCCGTCGGTGTTTGAATGTATTTGCTCGATTATATTACGATCTTGTATAAAATGCACTTTGTAAAATGCCATATTTTGCTTACTAGGACAGTTAGCTACAGAATGCTTTAGCAAGTCTAAATCGCTTTTTGGAATACTTTTTGTAAGATCCCAGTTTCTTTGACAGTGTTGGCTACGTATCACTGCTTTTTTTACATCATTGTATGTAGTTTGCATAGTATTCTCCCTATGCAATTATTTATCTAATAATGTTGCTACTAGATGTATCCTATTTTCTTTGCTAGAATTTATTGCGGTATGATATAGTTTTGTATTAGTCCAATACCATTTATTCTGTTCTAGATATTTTGTTTCTTCATCGATTATCATCAAACATCCTTGTTGTGTTTTCATTGGAAAATGTATCCGAGTTGTATCGTCTTTATGCCAACTTAAACAAGTTTTAGGTTTACTTATCATAATTCTAACACGCCCTATATTAGTATATTTTTGTTGAATAGCATTATAAACTATTTCAAAGTTAGTTCCTTTAAACTGTGTACATAGATACTTAAAATCTTCTTCTTTAAAAAATTTTTCTCTAAGAGGAATGATCATTTTTCCTTGCTTATGATCATAATAGCTTTCATCCCAATCATAGTGCAAGCTACCTCTTCCAAAATTATAGTTATCATATTTGCCTTCAACTGTGTTTAAGCATATTTGATCTGTGTCTTCTTTGTATTCTAGAATACCAGCATCTATCATTTTTAAAAAATCTTCATACAAGTTATATACTGGTAAATCAATTTCTTCAAAGTTATTCATCTATTTGTCCTAACAATAATTTTATATCTAATGTATTATTTTTTTCTGCATTTTTGTTATTGAGATAGGCTTCAAGTTCTGTTTTGTCAAACGCTTGTGTTCCAACTGTATTTATTAAACTATCAAACCATGTATATACTTCGTTCTTATTTAAACACTTTTCATTATTGTGTTCAAATATATTTTTTGCTTGTTCTATATATGTTTTTAGGTATTTAGGTGCTTTAGAAATACTAAGTTCAATAGGCTGAAGTACAAAATTTGGATTTAAGTAATAAGGTTTATATCCTTTAGTAATATGTTTAATATAATTAGGAAAATCTTTGATACTAAGAATATTAACTGTAGGATTATAACTTATACAAAATGTTCTACGATGATGATATAGTGTATTTAAATTATCATTCCATTGTTTCCAACTAGAACCGTGCCTAATATTTTCAAATACTTTTTTAGTAGCCTCTCCACTAAATCCCCAAACCCAAACCCAGTTAGTTTGTTCCATATAATCTAATAATATTGAAATTACACTACTATGCATATTTCCATTACTAGTTGTGATTAACACAATATTTCTGTCATTTGCATTTGTCTGTATAAGTTTTTGTATAAATTGATGGTAACCTTTACTAAGAGTAGGTTCTCCTCCTAACATGTTTATACGTATTTCTCGTTTTTGAAAAATAATTTCTTTTATATATTCTGTAGCAATTTCTACATCATTTCTGTCGTGTTTTGTAATATATTGATGTAGTCCTTTTTGTTTTGCTATAGTACTGCTATCAATTTCGCTACAATATAAACACCCTAAATTACATACATTATCAAATTTTAATTCTATAAATTCAACTAGCTCGTCAGGAGTTTTATTCAAGTTTATTGATTTATTGTAAATATCTCTATAAGAAGACCCTGAGTTACTATCATGATTCCAACAATAATTACAATGAAAATGTTTATTTCCTTGTAAACTTTGAGTTCTTCGTTGAATAATTTCAGGACTGTTGTTTATAAACTCTTTATCTAATTCTGTGTATTTTTCACTTAATGATTTGCAACAATGCTTTATTCGTTTTTCGCCAAAGTCTATGTTAATATCAGTCCAGCTTTTCGAACATAATGCCATAATTTAAACTTATTCCTAACTTATAAGTAGCAGATTTTTTAGTTAGTTTTTCTGCCCAGTGGATTCTACAACTATCAAAAATAATTAAATTTCCTGGCTTCCATTTATGTTCTGCTTCTATTGATAATTTGTCAAATGTGCTATACGGAACAAAAAATGGCTCGTCTATATGTTCTTTCCACCAATTTTGCGATATTGTATTTGTTTCTTCTAAATATTTTACACCATCGTTTTTGTAATCATACGAAAAATAGACACCGCAACTCTTTTGCCGTTCTATTTCTTTGTCAATACTATCAATTTTTTCACATCCATTACGCATACGTGTACTTGGACCGTAAAAATATTGATTAGCAGTATAAAGCATTGGATAATCGTTAGTATCTATTTCAACTGGTACAACAACACTACGAGTTCCTACTATGCCTTTTTTATCATTATCTGCTCTAAAATCTCTATTATCAATATGTACATCATGAGGAGGATAATTTATGCAAAAAGCAGTATCTCCTATTAACACTTCGTTTGGATCAAGTAAAGGTTCAATGTACTTTTTACTAAATTCTTGTATTATTTGTTGTGTGTGTACCATCCCATTACGATACCAAAACAAGGTTTTTGGAAACTGATCCGGAATATTTAAATACTCGTATACAAATTTTTTTAAATCTTGTAAAACATCTTTGGGTATACAATTTTCAATTGAATAAGATTTGTTTTCGCTGCTAATTAGATTTTCTACTGTAGAATTTAACGCAAATGCATCAGGATGGCTCATTGGTATTTTCATGTGTCTTCCTTTTAGGTATTTTACTATCTGCACTACTCACACAACTATCAGTCATACAAGGCATAGGCTTATCAAACAGTTTAAACCCTGTTTCAATGTTTCCTAGAGGAACATCGTGGCAACTGTAACTGCGCTTTACACTACCATCTGGTTCGCGTATAATGATACCCTGATAGCCGGCGTTGCAGTTCCAGCCTTTGAATTTGTTAAAGTTAAATGCATTAAAACGTTCTGCTTGATCCATATACCACTTCTTGCCGTCTTTGTCTTCAAACTCTACTTGCATGTGCCATGGAATACTAGTATCAAGTTTTCCGTCAACTCCAGTAGGTATTTCAAATGTTGGCTTAGGACGTCCTGACCACTTGCGTTTGCTTTCTGTATATGCACGTTGTGGCATGCCGTTGTGCAGTCGTTTTAGGTTCTCGTCTGTATACCCATCTACAACTCGACTAGCTGTAGGGTCGCTTTGAGGCTTTAGCGTTACGTTGATTCCTTGCTCGTGGAAGAACAGGGCGTTTTCCCAATCTCTTTCAAACCAATCTGGTACCATGACCATATTAATGGTAACCTGTACATCGTGCTCCTGACAGAAGATTAACTTGTCTGCAAAATCTTGCATCTTCTCAATTGTATTTAAGTGTTCTGTGTGCAAACTTGCTGTAATGCTGGCACGGTGAAATGGCTTAACTGCTTCTACATACTTTTCAAACCAGGCCATATTGCGTGACATATTTGTTGTCATATGAACACTAGTATAGTTGGTGTTGTCTACGTCATCAGCCAGATGTTGTAGAATGTCCAAGTAGCCAGGATGGAAAGTAGGCTCACCACCACTAAGACTAAAATGATAACTATTAAATCCGTTTTCACGTGCTTGCCTCTTTATTTCATCCATGGTCCGTAAGCAGAGCTCGGTAGGACGGTGGTCTTTACGATCGCTGCGGGCATAAGGCCAACAGTAGGAGCATTTGTAATTGCAGAACCTTCCAAGGAGCCAACTGACAGTAAATATATCACGATACAACAAGGTACGCTGACCAACACTAACAATATCGTCAAAGGGTATTTTTGTAAAGTCATAGTTTGACCATTTTAAATCTTTATTCATATCTATATTATACTACCTTTAGCTATTTTGTCAATCAAATTCTATTGTGTCCAACTGTTGTTAACCAAGGAAATGTTTCTTGCCAATTTGTGCCTCTACGTTTGTCAAGTTCTGTAAGACGCCATTTAAGCATTTTAATTGCTTCATAATCTGCAGGTGTTTCGTTTATTTCTTTAAAAATAGTATCTACATAATCTATATAAGCAGTATTTTTACCTTGATACATAGTTTGATTAAGTTCTTTTAATTGTGCAATTACGTCATCGTAAAACCCTTCGGGCATAATTTTAGGATCAAACCAATGCGGATCATGGCACCTATTATAGTTTACACTTACATATCTATGTTTATTCCATTCTATTACCTTTTTAACTAATTCAGGTGTATTTTTTAGACTAAGATTTGTTACAGTCCAATTCATAGTTGGAATAATTTCAGGACATTCGTATATTAAATAATTTATGTTTTCTTCCATTACATCCCAGTTGTGAGGAAAACGTATGTATTCACTTTCTTTTCCAACTGTATCAACACTTATTACAAAAACAACTTCTTTAACTGTTTTACTAAGCTCTTTAAGTTTTTCGCAGCCTCTTTTAAATAACTTAGGCTTAACTTCCATGTTACTATATATTTCTATATCGCATTCAGGGTTAGGGTGGTCGATCATCCAATCAACACAATCCCAAGTTTCTTGTTGTATAAATGGTTCGCCACCTAGTAAATCAAATGCTTTTAAACTACTGTAATTATTTTCCATCCATTTGTAAAATTTTTTTAATCTGTCTTGATATGTGTTTTCTTTTATATCAACGTCTTTTATAAAACTATGATCAGGTTCGTACTTTTGCATTTCTTTAACCCAGGCACTACTGTATTGAGGTCCACAGTAAACACATTTTAAATTACATTTGTTATTAAAGTGCATACTTACTTGTGTAGGTTTTATACGTGTTGCTGTTGGATTGTTAAAAAGCTCTTTTGGAACATATCGTTTATTGTTTTCGTTGCTTAACCATTGCATACGGTCACTAGTACCGCCAATTGCTTCTTGGTCTCTGCAATGCTCGCAGCCCCAGCCATCGCTTGGCCAATTTCCTTTGAGCATTTTTTCTCTATGTTCTACCCACTTAGGTTCATTGTGAAAATCAAAATTCTCACCTATCGGAGACATGCCATTTCTATGACAACTACTACTAGTATTATCCCACAAACTTAATGTAACCTGACTCCATTTAAGTAAACAAGCCTTATTGCCTTGAGCCGGAAACCAATCTGGATTTTTCCATTCTTTTTTACTCATATATACTCTCTTAACTTTAATAGTTTTTCATCTTTTTTCTGTGCAGCAATTTTAATAATCCAATTATCTAATTCTAGATTATTTTGCTGTTGTGTTCCTATACGTGCTTGTAATTGTTCAAGCCATTTATATGTGTGATTGTACTGTCCTTGATCTAAAAACAAGTCTTTATTTTTACGTATTAATTTTAAACATTTTTTAACATGTTTTTTATAAGAGTTATCTAATCGACTTGGGTCAAGTTCGTTTGGCCAATTTACCCAGTTTCCAAAAATTGCCAGTTTGGTATTTGTTTTTCGTAGTTCAGTAATAGTCCAATCAAAATAATCATACATATGCCTAACTGTAAAAATATTAGGAGTAGGTGCAAGAGTAACATTTACTAATCTTGGATGATTGATATAATCTATAAAATTATTTTGAAAACGTTTCCAATCTAATCCGTATCTCACCGATTCTGCTACAATTCCAGTTGCCTCGTTGCTTATTCCTAAACTTATTCCCCATTTCTCAGGCAAACTATCAAATAAATCAAGTAGTTTTTTTTGATTTTTAGCTGTTGCATTACCGTTAGTGAGTACACTAAAATTTATTCTACTATCGTAAATAGATTCTTTTTGTAATATAAGTTGCATAAACTTATAAAAGTTTTTGCTGTAACTTATTTCTCCTCCTAAGAAACTTAAAGGTATAAATTCTTGTTTTAATGCTACAGATTCAAACCAGTTAATAAATGTTTGCATGTGTTCTTCATTAGGAACATTCATTACATGCTTGTGGCCCAGCTCTTGTGCAATACGACTACTACTAGTTGCATCACAGTATACACATGCCATATCACAAATATTATCAAGTGTAATTTCTATGTTGTTGATATTTGTGTTTATACTACTGTTATCAACCCATTTGTTTTTAAAATCTCTATATGCAGTTCCGGTTTCTTTGTAACTATTCCAACAAAACTTACAAGCAGGATTTTCTACCCCGGACATTAAGTCTTTCCTAAGAGATTGTATGTGTGTGCTATTGTTAAAAAAGTCTATTGTAACATTCTCAGGAAATGGTTCACGCTCACTTTTACAACAATGACTTAAAGTCTTTGCACCAAAGTCTACGTTTATATCATACCATGCAGCACTGCACAATGTTTTATTTAATGCCATATTATGTATGACCCTATATTTTCTTGATTTGATTTGTGATAACTATTATCAGCAGGAATATCTTTTTGATCTTGTATCCTTGGATCAAAATAACTTGTTGCATCTTCGTCTTTATAACCTAACCCTAATAGTACTTGTACTTTATGCCCTGGACGGCCTAACGATTCGCTTATGTTAGTAGGTTCTTGTATACATGCACAATATCCAGTACTTAAACCTCTAGCTTGTGCATTCCATATAATAAAACTGCTTGCAATACCTATTTCTATCATCGATTCCTGCACAGCATTATCATCTGGATTGTGCGAAATACGAGGAGTAAATGCAAACAAATACGGTGCAAGAACCTGAGGATTTCCAAAATCTGTTTTTGCATCGTGTTTAGGTTCTCTCCAGCACCATTCAAATATATCATGACGTAAATCTTTATTTTTCCAATCTAGTACATCTAAATAATAAGGTGCCCTGTTCTGTTTACTTGGAGCATACATATGCAAATCTAATAAAATGTCTTCTACTGTCTCTTGAGATACTTTTTTATTACTCCAGGTAAATGTTGTCTTACGTTCCTTTATTAAATCACTAAAGTTTCTAGTATAATTTGCTTCTTCAAGTTTTACAAAATTATCTTTTAGTAATTGCATTGCTTCTATCATAATTTCAACATCTGTTCTATGATGTTTTAGTAGCTTGTATAATTCGCCTTCGATATAGGCATAGGTAGCCAGTTCTACTTTGTGATCATATAATACTAACTTTTTATTTTTTACAAATTTATGAGAAATCTCTTTAATACAATTTGCATCTTCGTGCAAAATACATCTAGCAAGTCCCCACAAAATATATTTTAAATCACGTTTGCATCTATAATGATCTCTAGTTCGCTGCATTGGAAATTTTGTCTTTACAAAATTCATTCCCCATTCAGAGATTTCATCTATTCGTTTGTGTAATATATGGTAACCAACTAAGCTCATATTTTTATATCTCCAAAGTATTTAGCACTAAATATACGCATATAATGAAGAAAAGGATTCGACATGTATACAGTTACAGAATGGGGTGTAAGCAACGAACCACCTGAAATATTTGCAGATAGAAATAAGTATCCAGCAAAGCCAAAATACCCACAAGATTTAAAAAGCTCACGTGATATACACATGAGTGACCAATTAGATTATTTGCCTATTGTAGGATTTGAAGATGCCGAATGGGAGAAGATGTTACAAGAAGCAAAAAATTTAGAAAAACATTATGTTCCGCATAGACATCACGAAAGTCATAGTGGCTGGAGTAGTTTATGCATACATGGGTTAAGCAGTGTACATACCGAATCTCATCATACATACGGATATACAGATAGAAAGGACGCTCCTTACAAATGGACCGATGTTGCAGACTGGTGTCCTACAATAAGAGATTTTTTTGAAAACCGGTTTGATTACAATCAATATGACAGAATACGTATTATGAAACTATCTCCAGGAGGATGGATTATACCACATAGAGATAGTGTAACACTTGACGAAAATCATATAGGTCCTACTAATATTGCATTAAACAACCCAGAAGACTGTCACTTTTATATGGATAACATTGGATATTTGCCATGGGAACAAGGACGCATTATTAAATTAAATTTGTATAATTTGCATTGTGTATACAACTGGAGCAACGAAGATAGATATCATATTATTGCTCACGGCAGACTAGGAGACGGCTGGAACAAACGTATTGAAGATAGTTATCATCACTGGAGAAAAATTTATGTATAACATACAACATGCCGTTGTTGTACCAAAAAATGTAAAAGAAAACATTAATCGAGATTTATATCAAAGTTGGATGTTGTATTATCAACGTGGACACTATGTAAAACAAAGCGTTGAACAGCATCCATTTGTGTGGGCAGAAACAGTTGACGATATATTATCAATTGTTTCTCCTAAAAAAACTGAATATTTAATTGTAACTTGGTTTGGGATATATAATCACGACTTTTGGAATGTTCATACACTGTGTATAAAAGACATACAAGATCAAAAAACAGAGTGGAACGTATTGCACAGCAATAACACACCAACAATACAAATTGTTAATTTAAAAAGATGGAGAGAACAAGGCCAGCCGGCATTTGCAGATTACATAAAAACAAATAGTAAAAAAATTAATCCTGCTATTTCTACAAGTTTACTAGATTCCGAAGCAACACAAAATCCACAAGCATGGAGCGACGAATTAAATCATTTTACCAAACTACCTATTATCAATACAAATCTTACTGAGCTACTTGTTAAACTTCTTACAACACGAAATCCAAGGCATGCTAACAACCACGACAAGGGTGTGTTTTTCTTATATAATACAGAAGCTATATGTACGGATAAACAACGTCTAAGGGCGGTACAGGGCGCTATAAACACGGTTATAGGCCCTTGTAGTATGTTTAAAGCATTTATATTAGGTAGTAAATATATAGACAATGTTGATAACTATTTACACTTTGATATATTTGATCGTAATTTACAATGGAAAAAACTTATTACTGAAAATTGGGACGGTACTAAAAAAGGATTAACTAAAACACTATCACTTTGTGCAGATGAAGGAGATGGCGATTTTAGCTTTTGGAATAATAGCAATGAAAACATTATTGAAAAGCAGTGGAATGTACTATTAAACGAATTAGGAAGTAAGGAACAAATACTTAGAGCATGGAATATTTACAAAACAAAAAATCATGCATATGCATTAAGTAATATGTTGTTTGACGATAACGAAATTATAAACAAGTTAGAACAATTTAATATTACAGGAATATATCATGCAATAGGAGATATACCCGGTTTTAGAAGTAATGCATTACAGTTTGGATTACAACAAATAAATCAATTAACTAAAAGTCATCTAACTAGAGTTGCTAAAATAAATAACAATCTTTATGCAGATATAAAAGTTCCTGCGTCAGATTTACAAAAGTTTAAAAAATACAACGAAATCATTGACGATTTACAAAACGATTATAACGAATTTTCGTTCGAAGAGTATTCAGAATAATTATCAAACAAATTAGTGCCGTGATAGTTATCTAATGCGGCACTATAATCTAAAAATATCTGCCACTTATTGTTTCTATCTTCACTGTTCATATAATTTAGTGTATTAGTAGCAAATTTTTTAATTCTATCTAATTGTTTTTGAGGTTTTACCTTATTACTTACACTTTTTATATATTCTTCAGCTTCGTTATTGTACCATACCCAAAATTCTTCTGTAATTGAGTCCTTTAAATGCTGAGGTAATAGTTTAATGTTTAATGCTTCAGGATATTGTACTAAACTTGAATGAAAATATACATCCAAACTACAAAAATACTTTACAATATTGGTAAATCTAGTTATATTATATAAATTTACTGTGCAGGTTGCACTAATATCAGTATTTGTTAATGTACTATTTAAAATTTTAATATTTTCTTCTACTTTGTCTAAGTTTCCTGCGGCTCGTACATACTCATAGCAACTTGGATCGCCGTCTATACTTACACGCAACCATATTTCTTTAAAATTTTTCCATAAATCTAATACACTTTTACCTTTGTATTCTAAAATATTTAAATTTGTATTATAACTTAATCTAATATTTTTTGCATAAGGTTGCATATCTTCTAAGAATTTGTAATGTTTGTCATGATACAACGGCTCGCCACCAGCAATCATTATTTCTTCTAAGTTTGGAGCAAGTTCATTTGCTATTTCGTCTACCATTTCTTGTGTTAAACTAACATGTTTAATATCTTTTCTGTATGTACCGTATTCTACCATTTTATCAAGTAGTGCCGAATCACGTTTTACAGCTTGTTCCCATACACTACTAAAGTCTGGACTACAATGTCTACACATAAGATTACATATATTATCAAATCGTATTTCTACACTTCTAATATATTTTGTAGGAAAACTGTAATCACTTCCGACGTTTTCTTTAACAAACTTTTCGTTAACATAAGGAAAAGTTTGACTACATTGCTGTCTAGTACTAACACTACCACTTTTTTCCATATCCCAGCAACTACGACAACCGTTATTTTGTACTCCATTTAACAAGTCATTTCTAACTTGTTTTACTTCATTACCGTTCCATATGTCTTGTAATTTTTGTGTACGATAATCACCAAGTTTGTCAGGAAATCTCCAACAAGCACTAACTTTGCCTTCTTGTTTAATATTAAGATGTGTAAAAGGCATGGGACAAAATGTCATTGTATTTTTCCTTTATAATCTACGTAATCCTTTATTTGTTCCCAAAGCTCGGGCAAAGATTCTTGTATTTTTTGATTGCGCAGTTTATCAACATCGGCACTATATTCAACAAAGTCTTGTAAACTATTATTTGTATTTTTTGAAAAACTACTTATAATATGTTTAATCATGTATCTAAAACGTACAAATATTTCATACTCGTCTAGATTATCAACACGTTTAGAATGCTTTTTAATAATTTCTTCTAGCTGATCAATAACTTCTTGCTTTTGCGGTAACATTGTACTTGTTAAATAATTAGGTGTTTGCAACATTGTAGGACTAAATCTTGCTATTTCATATATGTAACTAATGTCTGTACCGTGTTTGTTTTTGCGAATATACTTAGAATATAAATCATTGTCTACAATAAATTTTTTACCGTATAATTCTTCTTGTAAATTTTCCCACCAGTTCCACATTTTTGGTAATTGTAAAATATTATACAAACTAATAGTTGGAGAAAATACAATATCAAAGTTTTTATATTCTTTTGCTAAACTTAGCCATTTTTTAGCACTTTCTTCAACAGTATGCCATTTACTCGGATAACGTATATAATCATTAACTTCATCTAATCCGTCAATACTTAAATAAATTTGTACTAACCCAAATTGTTTTAACCTATCAATTATTTTTGACTTAGGAACCCAACTACAATTAGTATATATTTGTAGCATAATATTATCTGTATGTCCACTTTCAATAACCTTGTCTATAAAAGGAATAAATGTAGGAACAATCATAGGCTCGCCGCCGGTCATTTTTATTAACTGTGTTTCTTTAAAATCATCCGCAGTAAAGTTCAAATCTAACACTTGCGGACGTTTACTAAAATCAAACCTATCTTTGTAATGTTCTGCTAATACTTTGTCATCTGCATCCCACGTTGTACTTAAATCACTACTACACATTCTACATGCAAGATTGCAGTATCTACCTGTTGTTAGTTCTAAGTATTTAAAACTGAGCTGTTGATTAACATCGATAGGCCTAAATTCGTTTTGCTCATTCCATGCATTATTAGCATTAAACCTCATACTAAATTTGTCGCCGGCGTCTTCTTTGTCGCACTTGTAACACCCAGGAATTGTTTTTCCTTTAAGCATATCGGTACGTAAGTCATTCCAAAAATCACTTTCCATTATTTCTTTAAATGATTTTTCTTTTACATTATACTGAGACATTATAGGATTGCCTTTTTCGTCTCTGTATGCTTCATTCATATGATCAAACCGACAACAAGGCTTTGCTTGCCCATTGGGTTTTAGTTGCATGTGTATCCATGGATATATGCAAAAACTATTTTTTACTACTGTCATTTACATAAACCGTTTTATTTTGAAATTTTTTGCCACATGTTCTTGCACAAGTTAATAATTTTCCTTCAGCAATACTTTTTAGTTTAAAGCGTCTTTCTATATCATATAAATTTTCAATTGCTTGTTCAGGAGTTACTTTATGCAAATCAACTCCGTTCATATCAAACTCTTGATTAAATTGAAATGCTCCGGGGCTATCATGATGTAATGTTCCTAAGAAACAACAAGGCATTAAGTGACCTGTATGTGCTAAAAATAATTCTTTCCAATCTTGTATTTGACATTCAATTTCTACATTGTCAAATGGAGTAGGCTTTTTGTAATCAAATTTAAAAGTTGCAGGACCAGGAACATGATTTTGTTCGCCTACATTTGGGTGCCTATATTCTTTAGTTTCAGGCGGTTCTAAATCATAAAGCCTATTTCCATCTTCCATTACTGCCCAGTTCTTATGTCCTCTAAACTTTTGTGTAACTTTAAGTCTAAAATCCATGCCTAAATTTGCAGCTAATTCTTTTGCTTCTTCAACTTGATGCTCATTGTGTTTAAAAACAATAAACGTCCATGCACCGTTTCCGCCTGCTTCTTGAAATGCCTTTACATTGTTCCAGACCTTATCCCAAACAACTCCTCTTCTATAAAGATGATTAGTATCTTCAAGTCCGTCGATAGCAAAGTGTACTCTTGTGTTCATCGAACCAAGTTCTGCCCACCATTTTTTACTACGATATCCTGCATTAGTATCAATAGCAACATCAACATTGTGTTTTTTAAACCATTTAACATAGTTAACTAAACTTTTGTTTAAACAAGGATCGCCATAGACACCACTAAAATAAACATGATCTAAATTTTTAGTGCGATTTTCAGTAAAAAATTTAAAAAACATCTCGTCTTCTAAATCCATAGTATTTAAACCTGGTTGTAAATATCCATCTGTTGTAAATCTACTGCACATTGGACATTTGCTATTACATCTACCGCTGGCTTCTATATGTACACGTTTTAGATCAGGGACCATTAAATTTTCCTTGTAGTCATTAGGCTTAAGCCTGCTTTCATTGTAACATTATATTTTGGAAAATCCATACCGCTATGTGCCTGACATCTATCAAAAGCAATAATACTGCCTCTGTCCCAATTATACATTGCTTCAAAATCAAAACCTTCTAGCCAACGTGCAGGAAAATGGCTTAAATATTTTTCTCTTACTTCTGGATCAAACGGTTTATTCCAATTAACATCTTTAACTGTTCCGTCTTTGTTATAACAAGTCAATCCATCGTAATTACGTACCGTATAAAAAACATCTGTGTCGTATTTGTTATCACTTTTTGCAAAGTTAGTTCCAAATTTAATAAATCTGTTATCAAATAAACAAGTACCCGCAGGAGGAATTTTATCAGTGCCTTTGTATGTTTTGTTTGTATGCCCAACCCATAAAGGAATAATGATTTGCCTGCCCGGTACAAGCCCCCTGTCCATTAAATACTCTGGACGACCTGTGTCAATATGTAAATTGTAAGGACTAGCAGTCATTACAAAATTGCCTTCCCACATACCTGTTTGTTCTAATTCAGGAACATATTTTTTCCATTTATCAAAAAATTTGTCTTCGATGGCAGTATTGTCGCTAAAGAAATGTAATGTTCCTGTTTCCTTAACACGCATTTTGTTATAGCGTTTGAGCATATGCTCCTTTAACCATTCTAATTCATCTTCGTCCATTACATCTTGTACTTGAAAACTGTCAGTCCAGGTTTCTTTCCATGCGTTATGATATTCTTCTGCTACCTCAAAATCAATCTTGGTATCAGGATCGGTATCTAATTTTGCTATACTCATTGTTCGTTCCAATACTTATCTTGCATAGGATCAATACTAATCTCATTTATTCCTATGTCTTTAGGCTGATCAACAATCCATTTGATATATTGTGCTGCCCTATCAATGTCTAAACATATTCGTTGTGGATGCTTCATTGTATTATTACTTAGCGTTCCAAAACTTATGTAAGTAATTTTTGGACTTGTTCCCCATACTCCACTTATACCAAGTGTGTTACTATAATCACGCAATGCTTTCTTTTCTGCATTATAACGCCATGCTTTTCCATTTTTTACACGATCGGTAGTGCTACCTATGTTTATAATATGCGGCCTATGTTTGTGTTCTACACATAATTTATAAACTTCATCTAATAAATTTGTTTGATGAAATTTAAATAATGCTGCACAATTTATAAAAACGTCATGTTCTAACACCAATTTTGCAACACGAACTTGATCTTCTCTTAAACTTAAATCGTACCCAGTATTTCTACTACAAAACTGTGCATTAGGATAAATTTTTTCTAATGCGCCTGCAACACCAACATCCTTGTTACCTGTAATAATCATATATACTCCGAAAACATTGGCTCAACATCGAGCAAATTTTCATTTCTTATGCAATCTAAATCTTGTGTATATTTTAAAAATTCGTTCCAATGTGTTTCATAATAACTATCGCTATTCATATATCTAATAACACTGTTTTTAATTTCAATTGCTTTATTAAAAGTATTTTCAGAAAAATCTTGCGATTCGCACCATACTATAAAATTATCAAAATTTTGCACAATTTGATTTTTCATTTCATCTGGCAATACTCTAATATTTAAATGCTTAGGATGATGTGCAACGTGATGAGTGATAATTGGACGCTTTTTAGTGCTATTAATTTTTTTAAATTTGCTTTCAGTTAATTTCCACTTCATAAAATCAATCATATGATTTACGTTGTATGCGGTAACTGTAAATGCTAACCAACCCATTATATTTGGCGAAGTGTTATCTAATATTTGTAAATTTTTATAAATTTTATTCCATTTTGCAGGATGACGTTGATATTCTAAAACTTCGTTCATACCATCTACACTAGCACCTACACGCACTTGTTTAAAACTTTCCCATAATTTTACAACTCTAGGAGGCAATGTACTCATGTTAGTATTGTATTCTACGATCATATTTTTGGCACTACCGTTTTCTATGCAACGTTCTAAAAAGTCGTAGTGTCTTTCAATTAGCATTGGCTCACCGCCTGCAAAGTAAACATGTTTAATGTTGTGTGCATTGGCTTCAAGTTGCTCCCAAAACGGTTCGTGGCTTGGCCAATCAAATTCAGTTGCACAAAGTTTATTACCTATTTGTTTAATTTCTACTTCGCCGCTAGTATCTTTAAATGTATTTTTTCCTGTTAGTTTAATCCAGTCATCATACCATGCATCGCTGTCAGTTGGTCCACACATACGACATTTTAAATTACAAAAATTACCAAAACGTAAATCATAATATTCAACAGGAGTTTCTTCTATATCAATACTTCCGTCTAACTCAGTTTGCTCCTGTGCTTTTTGTAAGGTAAAATTAGGCCAATTTTGTTGTTCATACTGACGTCTGCTATTAAGTCCGTTTTCTTCTTCACTACGACATCTTCCGCACTCTTCGCTCCAGTTTCCTATGAGCATATTAGTACGAATAGTTTTCATAAAATCTGCATTGCGAGCATCTTGTAATACGTCAGCACCTGCGTTATACGCAGCACCGTCTTCCTTACGTATTACACCTTTGTTTTTTGTTACATTTGCTTGACAACATACTCGTATATCTCCGTTTGCTCTTACAGCTTGAAATATCCACGGTATTGGACAAAATGTATTAGACATTGTTGAAAATATCCTTCATTTCAGGAAATACTTCCTGCCAATTTAAATTACGTTGTTTATCGCATAATTCAATGAACTCGCGCATTTCGGGTAAACGTACACTCCAGTCTTCGCTTTCCATAAACTTGAGCATACCTTCCAAACGTTTTAGCCCATAAGGTGCATTATCAAACATTGCTTTTGTAACTTTGCCCTTGTGCCAACTTGGAACACCTAGTTCCCAGTTTTCTTCCCACCATGGATAAAACTCCTCATACTTTTTGCGTACTTCTGCTTTGAACCATTCTGGCAATACTTTAACATTTAGGTGCGGTGGATGGTATACAAAGTGATAGTTTACGCCGCCGGCGCCAAATGGCCACATATTAATCTTTTTAAATTTTTGTTCTAGTTTCCAACGAATAAAATCTGGTATGTAATATATGTTTAATGCTTGTACTGCACATGCTACAGTGATTTCTACATTGTTACTTGTTTCGTTGTCAAGTATATGAAATACTTCTTCTTGACGTTTCCATTTACTTGGATAACGAATATAGTCGTTCATTTCGTGTATGCTGTCTACCGAATAGTGAAACCGTACCAGCTTAAATTCTCGCCATAAATCAAATAAATCCTCTCGCCATTCAACTCCGTTTGAGTTATAACGTAGTTCGAGATCTTTTGCATAACCCATTTTAATTGCATGTTCAAGTATTTCATAATGTTCCTCGATAATAAGACTTTCGCCACCTGCAAAATATATCTGCTGCATACTAGGCATTTGTTCGTAAAACTGTTTCCAGAATGTGTCATTTTGTTTATGCCAATTATAACTGCTACCGTTGTAACTGCCTTTGTCTTGCCATTGCATAGTCTCTTTAAGACTGTCGTTTTCAACTGCTGGAAATATTTTTTTGTAGTCTTTGATCCATCCACTACTATCGTGCGGGCTACACATTACACAAGCAAGCTGACATTTGGTACCAAACCGTAAATCGATATATGCTAACTGCGGTGGAACACTGCCATCTTCTTCTGTATTAGCAATTAGTTGATCTACATCTGTTCGTTGGCTCCAGTATGCTGTTTCCCACATACGTTTACTGTTATGCCCTGCTGCTTCTTCTTTGTAACATTTTAAACAGCTAGGCGGCTTTTCACCAGCTAACATTTGCTTACGAACATTTCGCATATAGTTGCTATTCCAAGCAGTTTCGAAATCTGTAACGTTTAAGTTATTAGGTTTACCGTCATCGGTTTTAAGAATACCGACTTGACCGCCGTGCTCTTTATCATTAGTAGCGCCTACACTACTAGCGTTTGCTGTACAGCATACTCGCATGCTGCCATCTGGTCTTGTGCTTAAATGCACCCATGGCAATATGCAAAATGTTTCGGAAGGGGCTTTTCTATCTGTCATACTATATTTATTCCGTTAACTACGTACTTAATTATTTTCTGTTTGATTTAAAAACTGTTGTGCAATTTTTTCAATTTTTATATATTTGTTGCTAGTAAACCCTGGTGTACCATAAGGCATTGCAAAATCACCAAATATGTGTACAGTGTTAGGTATTCTACTAATTAAATAATCTTGTGCTCTAGCTCTGTCAATTAAACTGTGAAACATGCTTGTAGGTTTGTAATGGTATACGTTACTTAGCCACAATATTTTGTTTCCGTCAACATTTAAAAAATCATGTATTTTATCTGCTTGATCTGTTTGTTGTCTTACTAACAAGTAATTTACTCTTTCAAACCGAACCTTTATATTGTTTCTAAATTCATTCCACCATATACACCATTCATCAACTCCGCCAAAGTGTTCAATAAATTCAGAATTAAAATCACCAAAATTTTCAGCAACAAAGTTTCCATTGTGTATGCGTGTGTCAATACTTTGAATAAATTGTTTATAATCTCTGCCGTCCCAAGTTTCATACATCTTACGCATTACGTACAAACTAAACTTGTCATAATCAGCAAACATTAATTCAAAGTTATCTGCATATCCTATTTCGTGTATTGTTTTTAAATGATTAAGACCTGCTGCTACTGTAACCATACGTGTTAGTGGCTGTTGTGTAGTACAGCTTTTTACAAATCTAGGATTTGTATTATTTGTATCTGTATTATATACATAAAACTTACTAATACATTGCTTTTCTGTAAGTTGAGTTAATTTATCATTAGCATCGTCAGTATCAGGGTATAAATAGAATTTACTTTTGCGTACAAAGTCGTCAAAACTTCTTATAGTATATCCAGCAGTTAAAATGTCATGTACTATTTTATATCCAGGTTTACAATTTTCATATGTACTTGTAAACATACTTGGAGCAATCCAATGCGGAGTATATTCGTCATGATGATTTTCTTCACTTCTAGCAGGTTGTATTAGATCTACAGATTGTTTACATCTATCAAAGTTGCAAGAACTTACTTGTTTTAATTTCTTAATGTTTAAATAAAATGCTTGATCGTGTATTTCTATATAACGTTCTTGTCTATCTAGAATGTGTCCAACTAATATATCGTCATCAATAAGAAAACTATCTAATGTTTCTAAAAATCTGCCATGTACTTCAAGATCATTGCCCATATTAATACAGACCAAATGCTCGATGTTTTTTTCAACAGAATAATTAATAGCTGATTGATGACTGTCAAACTTTTTAATATTTTTTAGTCCTAGCTGAGCTCCCAATTCGACCCACCAAAACTCGGTTAGATTTTTACTAACTCCTTTTGTAATATTGCTTTTTGATAAATTCATATTATCAATAAATGCTATAAAGAAATTTCTCATATTTTTGTTAACCTTTTTACTGTACAAGTATCTGCACATCTTTTTATTTTTCCGCACTTGCCTTCGCCTACTGGATTGTTAAAACTTTCTATCAGATCATTTGCAAAAAACTCGTGTTTGATAATGTCATCAACACTATGATGCTCTAAACTATTAAATGTTTCACCGTAGTTTTTATTGATACGTGCAGTCATATGATCATACATTCCGTGACGCATAAAATATCCATTGTGTAAAAAACAACAAGGCCATATTTTACTATCATAACTCATAAAATACATTTTGCGTTCTAAGCTATGACAGTTGATAGGCAACTTTTCTTTTTCACTGTAATCCTTAGGCGGCAAATCAATATTAGGCACAGGACGATTTGCTGTTTTTTTCTTAACAATACTTAGTTGTGTTTCTTGTTCGGTTATGTGAGATAAGTCGTATCGTTTGTGAAAACTTTTAAATCCCATTTTATAAGCAAGTTCTTCAGCTTCATCTACTTGATGTTCATTCCACGGAAATATCAAATATTGCCAAATAACAGTGGCACCTGTACCAATTGCTGCTTTTGCATTTTCAATAATTTTATTGTAGTTTGTCTTTTGTCTATAAATGTGATTAGTGTTTGCCAACCCATCAATACTAAAATGTAAACTGTGATTAGGAAACTTTAGTAGTTCTTTACCTATTTTTTCAAAATATTCTGGTGAACGCAAACTTCCATTTGTGTGTATACTTGGAACTAGTTTATTATTAATATTACTTGCAATTGATAAAAATTTATCAAACTCAGGATGCATAAAAGGATCGTCTACAGTGCCACAAAACTCCAAGTCTGTTAGTGTACTCATAGTATCCGATTTTAGTAGTTTTTCAAATGTTTCTAGTTTTACTAATTTCTTTTTTGGTATAATTTTTTTAGTTTCGTTATAGTTAAATTGTTCAGTTCTATGACAACCCAAGCATAATGCATTACACATACTAGACAATTCCATTTGTAATATACTAGCCTGACTAAACATTAACCTTTTCCTTAATTTTGCGAGAGCCGTTTTTAGGACAATGTCTAACACATCCTATATAAGGATTTTTAGTTCTCCATGTATTATAAATTTTATCCCAAAGTTTTACAATTTTTTTTGGATGATTATTTTGCAACTTTAACATTTCGTAATCTTTACCAAATAAATCTCTTAGCTCGTGTTCGTGATTAGAATGTGTAGTTAAATAGCAGCATGGCAAAAATAAACCATTAATTTCTACAAAAGGATGTAAATTTTCCATGCACATTGGTTTAATTTTTTTATACATTTAACGAGCTCACTATTGTATCGGTATTATTTTTTGGATAACTGAAATTATAGCCGCCTAGTTTTAAAACTTTCCAAGCCCAACGTGCAGAAAAGTCAGGACGTAACCATTCATGCTGGCCTACATGCGGCCAATCAAATCTAATATAATCAAACTTAGCGTTAATTGCTTCTTTTACTATATCAACTAATTTCCATTTGTTATAAGAAAAACAGATTGTTTTTTGAATTATTGTTGGTTTATTTTCAACTTGCAATAAAGACTGAATTCCTATATCTATACTTTGAATATCCCCATTTACTCTATATTTTGTAAAATTTTCTCTAGTGCCATCAATTGAAAAATATATACAATCAGTTGGCTTCATTACATTACCTAATTCTTTCCAAAACTTTTTATCTCTGTAACTTCCGTTTGTGTGCATTTGTATTGTAATTGGCGAGCCAGTTTCAATTTCTCTTTCTCTAATAAATTGCACAAGCGGTATTAAATCAGGATAGTAAATTGGATCTCCCCAATTTCCACAAAACTCAATTCCAGAAGGGTTAGTTTTATTGATTAATTTTGTATAATTTTTATAATTAACATGAACGGTGTTTGTTATATCAGGAATTGTGTTTTTAGGAGCAGTAGTTCGAGCACACGCCAAGCATCCTAGTGTGCATTTATATGTTAGTCCTAAATGTAAAGAATCAATTTCTCTACCTTTCCAATTCATTTAAATTGCTCCGCAAACGGATCAAACTCAGTACCGCACTTTTGCGCACATACTCCTAACTTACCTTCTTTAACACTAGACAAATTCCAACTGTTTTTAATATCAGACAACAAAGATCCGTTCATAACATCTTGCAAGTCGTTGTCAATTACATCAATGCCTTCTTTGCCGCCTGCACGGTCAATAAAATCCCAAACTTGTTCTACGCGAGGATCTGGATGCCACCATTTGTACATACGTCCAGCAGTCCAACAACAGGGCATCATCAGCCCTTCTGCTGTAATAAAAATATTACCTTCTTCTGCAACTTTACATTTAATACTACATGTATCGTAGTAATCCTTCATACTACCATATTCTTTGGTAATTTGTTTTTCTTTTAACAATGCAATATTAATGTTTTCTTTTTTCTTAGGCTTTGCTAAGTTTTGTGTATCCTCGCCTTTGCGGTTTTTTGCTTGGTGTGTTTCTTTACCTGTTAACTTAGCAGTACTGTAGAATCTGCCGGTCTTCTTTTTAATAAATTTTTCACATCCCCAAGAATTAGCAAGTGCTTCTGCTTCATCTACTTGGTGTTCGTTATGCGCAAAAATAATGTAATCCCAACGAGCTCTGCCGCCGGCGTCAATAAACGCTCGCATGTTGCGTTCTACATTGTCCCATACTACTCCTTGTCGATACAAATGATTCGTATTGCTAAGACCGTCCACACTAAAAATAACAGCGCCCATTCTTCCAAAGACATGGGCTAACTCGGTCCACCATTTAACATCTTTCGCTCCTGCGTTTGTATTCATGCTTAACCACATGTTTGGATTGTGCTCTCTAAAGTAACGAAATATTTCTAGTGTGTCTCTTGCAACAATAGGATCACCTAAATTACCACACATAAACATTGTTTTTAATTGTGCAATAAATTCTGGTTTAAATATACGTTTACAATCTTCTAAACTTAATTCTGCATTAGTAATATGAGGATTATCAGCACCGCCATTCATATTACGATCGCACATAGGACACGCTGCTTGGCAGCGTTGTGTTACTTCTAGGTGTACTGTTTTAATATCTTCATATCTATACATTATTCGTCCCAATACATTTTGTTATTTTTTTGATAAAAATATTCTTTTTCTAATTCTAACATATCATCATATGTTAGTCTATGATGAAATGTACTCCATCCTATACTTACACTAAAACGCACATAAGGATTAACTTTACGTTCAGGACGTGGGCCGTGTTTTTTGTATTCAACAAAAATGTATCCACCTTCAAAGGCAAATTCGATTCCTGTTTTCCACTTTTGTAAAATAGATTCAAACTCATTTTGTTTAAAACGATATCCGTTTACAAGTGTGTCATTTACTTTAATGCTAACATCTACTCTATCTTGATTTTTAAATAGATAAGTTTTTATAGGTTTTGTAAATTTCATTCCATAACCAACTTTACTTTTTTACCAGGGCCTGTTTGACTAGGTAAATCTCCGTATTCATCAATATACCATTGTATAACTGCTTTGTACCATTGCTGGCTGTTGTGGTGTGCTTGTTTGTTAAACTGCCAAATGTTATTATTAGTGGCTTGCATTGTACTCAATGCTCTTGCACTTTCTTTTTGCAGTTGTCTTAAACTTAAATCATCTAAATCCATTAAGGTCTTCCAATTACCATAAAACGTTTGTATCCAAATAGTTCTTGTTCACCTGCATATTCAAGTCTACTCATTGGAAACTTTTTAATCATATGATCAATACTGTGTACACAGTTTACATGTTCTTCTACATCAAACAAGTTGTTGCTTTGAATTACAAACAATGGGTCACTTTCCATTGGGCGATTTGCAAACTTTTGATACCACGTACTAGGCATGTGTTCGGCACTTGTATTAAACACTAAACTTGGTTGTGTTTTTTCAAATATTTCTTTGTCAGTTGTATAATTTTTAACATTATAAGTACACCCTGTTCTGCTGACCCATTCCATGTTTTTATCTAAATCGCTGCTACTTGCCATTGGTAGTTTCATTTCAACAGATTTTACTTTATAGCCTTCAATGCGCTGTGCGTTAAAAATCTTATCACTAACGTAACATGCCTCAGGATCAACGTCAAACACTCTCATTTTATTATATTGTATAACTTGCTCAAGGAACAACCGTATCTGTCCGTACCATCCACCAAGTACGTACACAGTATCAAATTCTTTTTGTATTTTTGCAAGTTCTTCCATTGCCCATATTTTACTATTTACTTGCCCTCTACTAAATGCATCTTGTAGGAAAATAGGATTATAGTTATTTCTATAATACTTGTCAAATATATCAAAAATATCATTAGTTGTTTGTTTCTTTAAAAAATGCAAAAATTCTGCAATGTTAAGATCCAATGATAAATTTATCATATTGTCCTTTGAGTACACCATTGATAAGAAAAAGTCAACAAGCATTTTTGATTCTTTATCGTTGACAAAATCAAAATATTCTTGTAAGCCGTGCAACCAGCTTATATTATCTACTGCAATTTCATTATTTACATTCATTAGCAAATCTCTCTTCTAACCAATCAAAGTCATTAATATTTCTTAATTGTTCACTGTTGTGTTTATTACGAGCACCAAACATTGCTCCTGACTTTGCACCCTGGAATGCATAATCAGCAAAGTCTCCTGTACCTTTTGTACACCAAGTAACAAGACGTTGTTGTGTTTCGTTGTCTTTTTGTCTGTCTATTACACGACTACTTAGCTTTGCACATTCTCTAAATGCACTTTTCCATGTATTAAAAGGATCAGTGTTAAATCCAGTAATGTTGCTTACTTGCATCATTGCTACAAATTTGTTACTAATACTTGTGGTCATATCAGGTTTACTTGTGTCCATATTAATTGTTTCTTCTCTTGGAAACAACTTTACTCCGCCGTATCCATATTCAAGACCGTTTACCGGGTTAATACTGCGCCAAACGTGTACTGCTTTACTATTCCACCATTCAGGTACATAGTCAAAATTAAAGTTATCAACTATTTCAGCATCACCGTCAACTATCCAGACTCTGTCAGTTGTGCAAAGTTTTGCAGCTTCGATGTGTGCCTGGTGTATTCCTTTTACTCCGTGTACACGTTTAGCTCGTGGAAATCTCTTTAACAAACTTTGATAATTTTCATCAGCATTGGGCTCTTGATAACTGATAAAAACTATATCACTTGTTTCACTTAAAGGTGTACTTGCACAAATATCTGTAAACTTTTTGTTAATATAAAATCTAGCAGCAAGTTCTCCTGGTCCGTGATGACTTTCTTTTGGCATAAGTGCTATACCATCGTAATTGCTACTATTTAAAAATACATGTGTATACTGCATATCAGCCGGCTTAGATTTATATGTAAAGTCCCAATCGCTATTAAGTTCCAGTTCTGGATATACAATCCACAACATCTTTGTGTTTGCTTGGGACTTTGCCGAAACAACGGATTCTGCTGTTTTAGCAGTTATAAATTCTTCTTTCAATTTTAGGTATTGGGGGTGATCTTTTGATCCAATAAAATAAATATCATACATAGTTTAATTATTACACATATTTGTGTTCCTGTCAACTATTTAATGATAAATATCCTGTGTTCAACTATAATTGACAAATACAAAATTTATGCCAGAAATTATTATTTTTAATGATTGCAACGGGCCTTTAGGATTTGGAAGATATGCCGGCCCTTATCGTATTGCAACAGAACTTCGCGACAACGGATTTACTGTACAAGTAATCGAATTCTTTGGAGACATGAGTCCCAGCGAAGTCGAATCTGTGATTGATGCTAAGGTTACAAAAGAAACACTTTGGGTAGGATTTGCTAGTACATTACTAAGCCAACATCTGTCTCACAAAGAAGAACTTGAAATGTGGCTTACTCCACCTATGGGCAATCCAGGGCAATTATCCGAAATTTGGGTAACTTTATTTCCGCATACCGACAAACAGATGACTGGATTTTTAGACAAAATAAAAACAATAAATCCTAAATGTAAAATTGTGGTAGGTGGATACAAAGCACTTGTTAAAGAATTTACTGGGGTAGATTATTGGATTTTAGGACAAGGCGAAGAAGCTGCTATTGCTGTATCTAAACATTTAAAATACGGAACTGAACTTAACACTTTGCAAATTGAAGGCAGTAATGTTATTACAGATAAGATGTACGAATACAAAGATTTTAATAATAGCAAAATTAAATGGCATAAATCAGACTTATTAACACCCGGAGAACATTTACCAATTGAAACTGCAAGAGGTTGCATTTTTAAATGTGCGTTTTGTGCATATAATTTAAACGGTAAAAAATTTGGTGATTACACTAAAAATGCATATACCCTTAGAGAAGAATTATTGTATAACTACGAACATTTCGGAACTACAGATTATATGGTATCTGATGACACCATAAACGATTCTTTAACAAAAGTACAGTACTTACACAATGTAATAACAAGTTTGCCTTTTAAAATTAGTATTAGTGGATATCTACGTGTAGATATTATTGCTGCACAAACTGAAATGATTAGATTATTATACGAAATGGGATTATCATCTGCAAATTTTGGTATTGAAACATTTAATAAAAAAGCAGGATCGTTAATCGGTAAAGGTGCAGATCCAGGATTAATTAAAGAAACATTATTTAGATTGCAGGACGAATGGGGAGATGATGTCTTTACGTCTGGTAACTTTATTGTAGGATTACCTAGCGAAAGCAAAGAAAGTGTAAAAGAAACATTTGAGTGGTTACATAGACCGGACCTTCCGTTGCATGCAATAGGAGTAACTAGATTGTATGTAAAACAATATAATAGAAGCATTACGCCTGTTAACATTTCAGACGAGAATATGATAAAATACGGATTTAGAAAACTCGACGATGGATGGATGTATAATAATTCGTCAAAGATATTAGATGATTCAAAAAAATACGATATAGATATAAATTATTTAGACGGCATGACATGGTCGTCTAACCATATGACAGCACAAGAGGCCGAACAACTAGTTAGCGATTTTTATAAAGATCCAAGAAATTCTCATAAAAAATTTAGTTTAACAGGATTCGTTGTTTATAATAGAATGCGAAATTTAGGATACACAAAAGAAAAAATAGCACACATGTGTAGTGATGATCCAAAAGTTGTAGTCGAAGCTGTAAATCTAAGGAGAAATTTAAAATCAGAATATATGCGAAAACTTCTGATAAATAAAGTGTAGGAGAAAAGAATGAGTGATATTTTACCCGGTGATACAGTTAGATTAACTATTACAGGAAACGATAGTTCTATTTTGGTTGATAGTTGGAACAGTGCAATTAGAGGCCCTGTTGTAGGAAGTAATGGCACTACTTTAGTAGATACTGTTAGCAATTTACTATTGGGTAAATTAGAAGGCGAACTAGCTGGTAATGTGTTATCATCAAACGGAAGCATTGTTTTAAATCCAGGTATTAATGGAACTGACGCTGTTTTTATTGGAGATGTTACAGGCGATCTAGTTGGCGAAGTGTTTGGAGATGTAACTGGTAATATCATCGGAGATGTTTTAGACGAAAACGAAAACATAATACTAGATGCTACAAATAGAACTCTTACAGTAAACACAATTACTACAGAAAATATTGTGTTATCAAATGATTTAACAGTAAATTCATTAGTTGCAGGCGAGATTACAACTGGTAATCTTATTGGAAGTCTATTAGGCGATTCTGTTGGAATGCACACCGGCGAAGTGTTTGGAGATGTAACTGGTAATGTAACTGGAGATATTACAGGAAACGTTTTAGATGGCGATGGTATAATCGTTGTAGACACTGGTGATGATGTTGCAGTTTTTACAGGCGATCTAGTTGGCACAGTGTTTGGAGATGTAACCGGTAATCTCAATGGTAACGTGACTGGTGAGGTATATGGCAACGTAACAGGTAACGTGACTGGCGATCTAATAGGAAATCTAAAAGGTAGAGTTTGGAATCAAGATGGCACAAAGATAGGATTGGATGTGCAAGAAGATGGTGCTGTTTCAATTGCTAGTAACAACAACGGTACTTTAGTATTTGGCAATAACAACGACACTTTAACTATTACATCTAATTATAGAGAATCTAACGATTTTGTGGTTGTTCCTCATCCAAGCGCAAAGGCATCATCTCGTATGCATTATCATAGATTAGACGATAACGGAAGAGCATCAGTAAATCCAGGTGATATATTAGATTTTAAATCAATTATTGCATACAACGGAAGCGATTATAAAACAGCAGGACATTGGGGATATGCAGTTGATCCAGAATGGACTGTAACAGATACATCGCAAAGTATCAGAACAATATTTGGAATTAGTGTTGCAGACGGTACAAATCAACCAGATGTACTAGGTCCTAAAAAACTAAGTGTAAATCACGAAGGTATTGTAGGCGGATACGGATTCAAAGCAAATCCAATAAGTAGTACCGAACGTAATAATCTAACTGCCACAGCAGGAATGATTATCTTTAACAGTAGTACAAATAAGTTTCAAGGATATAATGGCAGTTCTTGGGTTGACTTAGGATAATTTTCATGCTATAGTAAAAGCATGAGTAAATTATATTTTGGTGTCGTTCCTTATGGCACATTAGCAGATGTTTTTATCAACACACTAGCAGGCTGGAGCGACAGATGGTTGCAACCATGTACTCCTATAATTAATACAAATGGCCACCTAATACATAAAAATCACGAAAAGTATGTGTTAGATCTTACTAATAACAATCCTATGACATTTAGAGATATTGACTGGTCAAATAAGTTAGACAAAATTGAACAAGTTTTAGATAACGCCGGTGATCGTAAAGTTTGGATTGGAAACTTTGATAGTACCCAAGCAGATATTATTAAAAAACATTTTGATACAGATGTAACTACTATTGGCTTAACATATAATTTAGATAGCAGAGATACAATACTAGAAAACGTTTTAACATACTACGGAATTTCTGAAATAACTGATAAAGAAACATACTGCGTACAAATGCAGACTAGATACTACACAGATAAGGAAAAATGGAATAAACTTGTACCTAAAGAATTTTTTCCTTTTACCGACATTAGTATCAACATCAATAGTTTTTTTCATCCTGAAAACTATATACAACAGTTAGAGAGTCTAGACGGCAAACGTAATGAAAAACAACTAGAATATTATTTTACATGGTTATATAGAACAAAGGAGAGATGCAAATGAAAATAAGTAAAATACCAGGATGCGGAAGATTTGGCGTTTTTGTCGACGGCATCGACTTTAACAATATTACCGAAGAAGAATGGATAGAGATAGGAAAGTTACATGTTAAAGAACTTGTTACTATCATTAGGGATACTAAATTAGATCTAAACACATATCACCACTGGATTAAAAAATGGGGAAGAGACAGACTAACCATCCAAGGCATGTATTTTGAAAAATACAAAGGATGGGACGGCAAAATCGAAACTGCGTTAGCTAGTCCTGACTGGTCTGACGAAGATAAGCAAAGTATTATAAATTATGTTCGTATGCGCGAAGGTACTAGTAAAGAATCTGGTAACATTCTTCGTGTAAGTGGAAAAAAAGATAAAGATGGTAATCCAATAGGTATGTTTGCAGAAGGCGAGCTGCTATGGCACAGTAACGAAAGTGGCAATATTGCTTTTGCGCCAGGAGTTGCTCTTTTAGGATACCAAGGAACCACTGCGAGTGCTACAGGATTTTTAACTACAGTAGATTATTATGAAAGTGTGAGCGAAAGTTTTCGTAGCGAACTAAACGAAATGATTCTCATACATAATTTTATTCCGGGACGTATTAATCCTGGACTACGAAACTGGCAAGACTCTCTTATGTATAAAAATATGGCACCAGAACCAAACGCTGAAATTCCAATGGTTATACAAAGCCCAGGCGGTCATATAGGATTGCACTACAGTTTTAACACAGTAACCGGTATCAAAGGTATGAGTAAAGACGAAAGTGATAAACTACTTGCTCGTATTAGAAAAGAACTAGAAGTCGACAAATACATATACGATCATTGGTACAAACAGGATGGCGATTTGTGTTTGTTTGACAACAGTATTACACAGCATAGGCGATTAGGCAGCACAGACAATAGATTGTGCTACAGATATCAATACGATTATACACACTTGCAAGAATCTCCGTGGATGCCTTATTTGCAAGAACCATATAAAACACAGTATACTAACAGAGTTGCACAAGTAGTTAACGCACTACAAATAAATGACTTTAAACTACCGGTATGAAAAAATATATAGTTACATCCTGGATGATTTTTTTATGGATACTGATTTTTCCAGTTCCGATGCTAACAAAATATAGCAATTGTTGGTATTGGGCTTTATGGAAAAAAATTACCAAAGGTGGGCGCATGATTCCATATGCTAGTAAACGCTGGAGTGGACACCACTGGGTATGGAAAGATAAAGATGGCAAAACTTGGGAGTTTACAACAAAAAGAAAACTCCCAAAGTTTTCTCCATGGTGGACTTTGGTAGTTTATGACGGATACAGCAGACAGTTTAGGACTATAAACAAATGACAACGTGGAATCTCGAAATATACAACAAATCACAAGATTTAACAGAATTTTTTCTAGCAGCAAAAGAAAAAGGATTTTACAATAATAGCAGTATCAATATGCTGCACGATTACATTGACAAATCCGAAGAAACAAAAATGTGGTTATTAAGCAACAACAACAGATATGTAGGCACTATTGTAAGCCATAGTTTAAATGAATTAGGAATTTTAGGCAACGGTGCTTGGAGGATTTGTGCTAGAATATGCGTTCTAAGTCATTTAATCGAAGGACCTAGAAAACATTTGACGCTACGCAATGAATTACGAAATAAAACTCCACATGACCATGTAGGTGGACAATTTTTAATTCCTGCTTGTATAGAATATATAGGAAGAGATAAGCCTATGTACATTAGCACAAATGACAGTGTAGTAGGAAAACAACGAGCTGTTCACACAAGATGGGCGCCTGCTTGGAACAAATTAGGGTTTTTAGGCGACCCATTTGAAATCGAATATCGCGGTAAATTTCAAAAGTTTTGGAAGTTTAATGTAGATGCTTACTATAAACAAATGGCAACTGAACGCTGGCCCGAAGCAGAAGCAATATTACCTCTGTTTTAAAAACATTTTGTGAGCTTTTTCTCTAAAGGTGTATTTTTCTTCAAACAGATCTTCCCAGTTATCTGGTAAGTCGAAATTTACACCTAAGTAATAATCTTTATATTTTTTATAACTTTTGTCTAGTAAGCCAACGTAATTTTTATCGTTATAATTACCATCCCACGGTGCGCCTAGTGCAAGTGTAAATTTAGTATCACCCGAGGTGTTGTGCATTTCGTGAGGCCATTTACCGCTCATCATAAACGGTTTGTCTACAGTAGTAGGACGTACACTTGTGTCTTTACCAATAAAATCTAAGTCGTCGACATTACCTTGTAGAACATATCTAAACTTGTGCTGAGGAGTATCAAACATTTCTGGACTACAATCAATATGCAAAGGATTTTTTGTACCGTTAGGAGTAGTAATAATCATTATCCTACTACGTTCTTTTGTAATTTGAAATAACACATCCTCGCACCATTGTTTTAACTTGGGCATTTGGAATGCCCACGGCATCCACTGGAATTCGTCTTTTTTAGTTGGATTATACATAATAGGAACATGATAACAGTTCCTATAGTCGTCTTGATATATTTTACTAACATCCAAACTATTTAAATAATCCATGTGATCCAATGGAGGATTTTCAATGTCTAGAGGCAAATATAATAAGTTGTCAAATTGATTTTTATCCATCTGTATCTTTACAAGTTTCAAAGAAGTTTGCCATTTCCGGAAATGCTTCTTTAAAATTTGTATTCCTTCTTTTGTCCTGTTCGTTAAAGAAACGCCAAAAATCAATACGTCCTTGCATTACTTTTGCAGGATCATATGTTGTACTATCCATATAATCAACTACTCTTCTAAAACGTTCGTACTCCATTGTTGTAAATGCATCTTTACGTTTGTCATCTAAATTATCTTTTATAAACTGTAAGTGGCTGTGCATATACTTCATATACTCTTGCGGTAAAATGTTAATATCATACTGCAACGGTTCTTTTAAGTAAGGAGTATCGAAACTCAATCGATTCCATCTATATGTTTCTACATTGTTGTATTTACGGCGCCATTCAAGTATTTTTTCTAATAATGTTTGAAATGTTGTTACACTGAAAATATTAAATGTAATCATAATAGTTACAGGTGCATTAGTATTAGTCATGAAGTAATCTAAGTTACGCTCAAAAGTTTCAATGTCTAATCCATTACGGATATACTCGGCTCTTTCGCCCCATGTATCAATACTAGTAAACAATTTAAATCTACGTATTTTGTTTTGACTAAGCAGGCTGTTTACAGAATCAGTAAACTTTTCTAATTGTTTAGGTTTGCCGCCTAAATTGCTGTTTACATTTAATTCTAAGTTTGGCTTAGGATCATTTTCAAGCAAATCAAATAACTTGTATGTGCTTTTTTGTATAGTAGGTTCTCCGCCTGTAATACGTAAAATTGTTAGATCTTTACTAAGTTCTGGCCACCAACGCCAAAATGCATCTAAATATGGATTATTGTCTTCTTCGTAAATCTGAAACCAATCAATGTCGCAACGATGATTACGTACAGTTGTATAAGGACCGTACTGTTTAATTTCGTTGTAATATCTACTACTAGCTTTTGGATGACAATATCCACAACGAAAGTTGCACTCGTTACCAAATGAAACTTCTAAGTATTCTGGATTAACATTAAACTCTGCGCCGCCTGTTTTAACTGCATCAAGTCTTTCTTCGTTGTAAATACTGCTACTACGGGTTTTACGATCGCTAATATAATCTTCGCCCATATTTTCAATATTCCAACAATACTGGCATCCCTTAGGTTGTTCTCCACGCATCATTGCAGCACGTTCTTGTTTCTTTTGTGCTGTATTGTGTATAGCACTAGGATTAGTTAATAACGGTGCTGTGTCAATCTTGTGAGGAGCCGGATGATAACAACTGTGTGTTTCACCTGTTTGAAAATAGATGTTTGCGTGATACCATTTTGCAAAACAAAAAGTAGGAGATATTTCTTTGTCTGTATATTTTGTTATACGGACTGCTTCATCCCTTTCACTCATTTAAGTTCCTTGTCAATAAACTTAGGATTACGCACAGGATTTTGATACACTGTTTTAAAAAATTTACTTTGATCTGCATTTAAACATTCAACAGAAATAGGCGCTTGTAATTCATGCATTAATGTATCTCCAATTTCCTCGCTTTCGGTATCCATTTCAGATTCTGACATGTCGTTGCTGTTCCAGTAATTATTAAGCCACTCAAAGTCTCGAACGTTGATAAAGTCCCAATCGGTTAGCATAGTTTTATACAACCCTTCTCTAGCACCGTAAATAGCCCAACGACCATTTTCTGCATCAGCGCCTACCATTAGCCAGATCCAAAGTCTATGCAAGTTTTTCCAATGATTACGTTTAAAATCTTCAATGTTTGGCCTAATACCTTGATCTAGTGCCATTTTAACACCTTCACGAAATCCAGCACGCCACGCTTGTTGCGGTGTTGCATTATTGTAGATATCACTAAATGTTCCATTCATTTGAATGTATTGTAAATCCCAACAAAAGTCTACTTGCGCATGTAGGTTGTCTGGATCAGCATTTTCATGTGTACGCATGTTTAACACTTTTTCTTTAGGCCAGCACTTGATACCGCCATTGCCATATGCTAGACCGTTGATCTGATTTAGTGCAGTCCAACTAATAACTTTATCAGTTAAATCATACTCGCTTAAATCTGCTTCTTGGCTTAAGAATGTTTCTCGAATTCTATTATCACCATCGATAGTAATAAAGCGATCGGTCTCACTGGCATTAGCAGCAGCTTTGTGTGCAGCATCGCTGCCCTTAACACCATGCACACGTTTAGCCCAAGGAACTTTAGTAAGCAAATCTGCATAATTTTGTTCTGCATTAGGTTCGTCATAACTTAAATAAATTATGTCATGATCAACTACTCTAAAAATATTATCAGTCATTTATTACCTCGTGTGAATATGATCCAAACTTTTTAATAGTATAAACGCTTATAGGCATTTTGTCAAACTTAAAATTACTTGGGTAATCTACATAAAAATTGTTGCTCTTACTATCAGCTACAAAATTTAAAATGTAATGAAGATTATAAGGATTATCTTTATCTGTTATGCTAAAACCGCTAATTGCATTTGTTAAATTTACTTTGTGTTCTTGAATATTACTTTCTAGTTCATTATTAAATTTTAATTCCCAGCGCTTTTTAACATTGTTTTGTATTAGTGTAACATCAGGATCTTCATCAGATTCTATTTTATATAAAAAACTTTTAGATGTACGTGCTTGTTCCCATTCTTTATTATGTTTAAGCATGTAGCCTTTTGTTGGCAAATCATACTCAACTGTATATTCGTGAATAGGAACAATTCCTTTTATAATGTCTTCAATTTCATTTATGTTTACTTTAATAAAATTTAAACTATCATCGTGCTGGCTTTTAATAGATACTATAGTACCATTATTGTCAAACATAATATATTTTTTTGCATTAGAACTAATTTTAATAGGCATTATTATATTCCTAATTTATTTTCATATTTTTTGATTATATCAGAACTTAAAAAGTCCTTTTCAGTATAATGAAATATACCGCTTTGTTTATAGTTACCTACAAATAATTCTAGATCATCACTTAGATAAACGCTTAAACGAGATTGCCAACTTTGATCTTTATACTTATTCCAATGTTGGACTTTTGGTTTCATATGTGTAAACGTAGGAAAATTATGTTTTGTAGTTATATTGTGTTCACAATCCATAATTTTAGCTGCAATTGCCGCAGTTAAATCCATACTACATGTTTTTTGAAAGGTTTTACCACCTGCATGATGTTTATAGAAAAGTTGCCAATTATTTGTTATCATTTCCATCCATGCATAAAATTCTTTAGCTAACGGACGTTCTTTAAAATAATGAAATCCGCTATACAAATTTGGTAGGTTATATGTAGTAAACGCTCTTCGATAATAATCGTTTGTTACTAACTCTCCCCTATATGTATAAACATTGTTAGTGTAAAACAAATCATAATTTTTTAATAAATCAAACCATTTGGTTAAGTCTTGCAAAACTAACATGTCTGTATCAAGTACTACAGTTTCGTTAAACGGAGTTGCGTGATATAATTTCCAACGATTACTGATTTTCCAATCTTCGTCTTCGGCATGATCGCCCCATGGAATTTCTATAATATATTCAAATAGATGTTTATACTTTTCTGGTACTGTATCGTTAGTTATAAGTGCTATTTTACTATTAGAATTTGTAGCATGAATACTCATTGCACAAACACATGCTTGTAAAACATAATCATCTGTGTTGTTATTTTGGGCAAGTAACGTAAAGTTTTTATTCATCTATCATTCTTTCCAAACTAAATTTATTCATAACATGTACATTTTGATTTTTAGTTTTAACACCTGTATATTCACCTAAGTGCTGCTCTTTTTCTAAAAGAAACAAAAGTTCGTCATTGTTTATTTTTTCTAAAATATCCCTATCAGTAATAAAATATTTTTTACCAGGCAAATTTGAAATTTGAGAATCTCCGGTAAACCCATTTAAAATATGTGCAGCAATACTAAATGCAAAATCGTTTCTATACAAAGGATTTACAATTTGATAAAGACTTGTATAGTGCGAGTAGTTTTCTTTTACATGTTTTATTAAATCAAAAAATATTTTATTTTTATTACACTTTTTAAAGTATACAACTGTAGCCCAATAAAAGTTAATACCAGTATCATTAATTTTATCAAATTCTATAAGATTTCGCCAATGACACAAATCAACTGCATCACTATACATCATTAGATCTTGATTGCTATCAAAACAACTTTTTAAATGATCGTTACAAATTACATAATCGGTATCCATAACAATTGTTTCTTCAAACGGTGATAAATCATATGCATTGCATCTATCCAAGTTGTTAAAATTTGCTAATTTTGTAGCCATATTACCATCGCGAAACTTTCTGGAATTTGCATTATTACTAGGTTCCAATTTAATAACATGATCAAAAAAATCAAGTCTGTTGTCATTGATCTTGTCAGTTGCTATGGCAACAGGAACATTTAAATGTTTTTTTACCCGTTTAGCACAAAATATAGCTTGTTTGATATAATCTAATGCTTTGTTGTCTTTAGCAAAAAGTAATACGCCTTTGCTCATAAATCTAGTATACCTTTAACACTTCTATTCTTTTTTATTTTACTGTATTCTACAAAATATTCATTTGATGCTGTAAAGTATACATCGAGTATGCTGTTGTAAAATTCTTCTATGTTTGAAATTTCAATTGGAATATCATTATCGTCGCTGATAATTACTGACTGTTGATCACTGTCAATTAAACCTTTAATAAAATTAATTAGCTCTCGCGAAACTGTAAAAGTTGCGCCGTTAAAATAATATACAAGATTTTCGTGATATTTTTCTTTTAAAATACGTGTTTGATTGTTTAATGTAACCATATAGTTACTAATATCTAATGCTTTTTCTAGACGCTCGTCCATAGTTAACTCCTACATGTAGTATATATCTATTATACACGCAGTTAATAAAAAAGTCAAATAATTTATGCTACACTAGGTTGATTTTCACTTGCACCCGGTCTCATTAGATTACCACCTAATGTAAAGTCAGTATCTGTAGTACCATCATTTAGTGTAATAGTACTATCAGGGTAATACTGAGTACCCGAAATAGTTACATTAGCAGTTACAGGTTCATCTATTGGAGTACTTTGAGGACCGTCAGCAGGATTGCCTGTGCCTGTATCGTTATCAAGCAGTCTTACTTGTAAAGTTACACGACTAAATCCGTTAATAACTGCTAATCGTACTTGAATTTCGTTATCATTATAAATGCTTCCTGCACCAATTTTTGTGTACTTAGTGGTCATAGCTATACCTGTAGTAAGAGTAGGAATGGCTGTAACCGAGCCTGTTCCGCTACTATTTAAACTTTCCACTACCCATTCCCAACCAGTACCTGCAGTATCAGGACGAGCATATAGTCTTACTGTACCCATATTTGATGCCATTGTTTGCCAGTTTAAGTTTTTTTCATAACTAGCCTGTCCCGGACTACCAATGGCATCAATATCAACATTAATACGTAGTTCGCCGCCAGCTGTAAAATATTCTTCAAATGACTGATCAGAGGGAAATGTGTAAACAACACTACCGGATATAACATTCCATTGAGCAGTAACTTCATCTAGTGTATTCACAACAGTACTAAAATCTCCACCAAATTCTGTTGTACGTCTGTCAAATCCTGCACAAGTATTTGCTAAATCATATAAACCTTGTACATTAGCAGCATCTCCCCAGTCTGCCCATTCAATTACTTCGCCAACTTGTAAATCGGAATATGTAGTGCCACTTGCTAATGTTTTAACTGCACCTGTTTGATGGTAGTGTATTAACTGACCAATACTAAACAGTTTTTCAACATCTGCTGATAACACTGTATCACTAGTATTTGGGTCGCTTCCTCCAACAACAGCACTAGGAATTGCATCATTAACTGTTCCAAACCCATATTTGCCCGGCCCAAAATTATTTTCCAATATACTTCTAATATTGTTAAAGTCAGTTGCTGATATTGCGCTGCCTACAGCCATGCGAGATCTCCATGTTTATTATAATACTATACTTTATTTATCAGTGTTTTGTCAACCGATTAAATACTACATGGAACGTTTTAATTATGCAGAACAACGAAATTATGTTTACATAGATTGGGATATGAGTAGTAGGTGCAATTATGCATGTGCATATTGCGAACCTGCTGCACACGACGGAAAGTTTGATTTTCCTACTATAGAAAATGCAAAACTATTAGTAGATAAAATTTCAAAAACATATACTGATAAGTTTGCAGTTTTTAATTTATTTGGAGGAGAGCCTACTATATGGAGAGAAATTCCTGCATTTTTTAAATATGTTAAAAAATCAAATCCAAACAACAAAGTACAGTTATTAACAAATGGTAACAAAACAAAACGCTGGTGGCAAAAAAATCAAAACAATATAGATAGCGTTGTTGTCAGTGTACATGTAGCACAAGTAGATATTGTAGATCTTGTTGAAAAATTTAATGCGTGTGCAGGAAGTTTTGACATACACTTTCAAATTTGTATTGATATAAATCACTTTGAAACTGCTATGCAACAATACGATTACTGTTTAAAAAATTTAGACAAACATATTAGATTAGATTACAAGCCTTTACGAATTAGCTTGGATAAACCAGAATCTATGCCTTACACAAATTTTCAAATTAATACAATGAAAAAATTAAAAAAACTGCCTGGTATTAAAAAAGACCATTACGGAAGTAGTATGGTTGATGAAAATAATAACCTAGTGGATCTGCAAAAATTATTATTAGAGAAAAATAATAAATTTAAAAATTGGGCATGTTGGATAGGAATAGACACATTAAATATTACACGTGAAGGAAATGTTACAATAGGTAGTCAGTGTTTTCCTAATTTTGTATTAGGCAATATTCACACGTTAGATTTTGAAATTCCATACAAGCCTGTAAAATGTCAATACGAATACTGTAGCTGTTTAACTGATCTTACAACTAAAAAAATAAAAAATTATTCTGGAGATTTATTGGAAGACTTGAATATTTTGGTAAGCCGGTGAAGGTAACTCGACATATACGCCAACTGGCCTATTTTGTTTTACAAGACTAGTAATTGTTCCAACTACAACTTCGTCAACCGGGCCTGCGTTTTGCGGATCTGATCCAATGCTTGCGTCATCAAGTACTGTTTTAATATATACTACGTTGTTGTCTTTTCTAGCATATATAAATAAGTCGTTATTACTGTAAATTCCACTACCTAACTTTTCATAAATTTTTGTATAGGATGTTGTTAAATCATATATTCCAATATTATTTTGTGCTAATCCAGACCCGGTAACTTGTGTACCTGTATAATCAATTGTTACAGTTCCAATATTGTTTATCATTTCTGCCCAGCCTTGGGATTTATCATCGCTACCGGCTCCGACCATTGTAAAAGAAAGTTCTATATTTCCGCCAGCATTAAAGAATCCTAAAAAATTGTTATTGTTACTAAAGGTTGCTTTCCATTCGTGTGTAATGCTTTGCGGAGTTCCAGAACCTCCCCATGTACTAGCACGTACAGAATCTATACCAGCAGATTCCTTGTCAATATATTGTGCATCTACATCAAACCTATTAGCAAATAAAAGAGGATATAATGTTTCATATGCTTGATATAAACTTTCAGTTATTTCATTTTGATTAGTAACATTGCTAATAGTGGCAGGCAAATTACCATTCTGATGTGCATATACAGATACATAATCGTCATACAATTTATTCATATCTTCGGCATATACAATCCTAGTTTTTGGCAGTCTTTGACTTTTAACTGTTTGATTATATCCAGTATCGCCTGATGGTATTCCTAATATGTTTTCAATTGCTTCAAATAGAACATTATATCTATATGCAGAAATAATCTGGTTTGCCATTATCAAGTCCTCTTTATATACTTATACTTTTAGTACGCATTCTACTAATTTTTCTTTTTCGTTATCATTAGACTCTAATGCAATTCCTACTAATGCAGTAGTAGATATAGTTCTGCAAACTCCGTCGTTCCATGCGTATACTGCTTGGCCTTTTTTAACTGGGCCGTGTACTCTTACTGGAAGACGACCTTTTAACCCAATGTATTGCCCTTCGGCTTCACTGTTCATCATATATGCAGGATCAGTTGATACTACGCCGATGCATAAGTCGCTTGCACTTGCTGGTGCAACTTCAAACCCGTCATGGACGCTTACTGCTACTGCTGTGCCTGCTGGTAATTCTTCTGCTGTAGTATATTTTTCTGCTAAGTCGGCGTAACGTGCTCTACTTGCAACACCAACAAATTCTACTGCATAAACTTTTTGATCAGCATCTCTAGCTACTACTGTATTTGCTGTACTTGCAGTCGTAGCACTTACATAACTAGTACCTAATTTTACTGTATCTGACTTATCAGCAGTACCTCTAAAATTGTTTGCATGAACACTAGCCCATTTTGCGGTCGAAATACCTAAATTATATGTTTCTGTTTCGCCAGGTAATATACCTTTTCTTTCGTTATTGTTTATAAACTTTGCGATTACTTCTGCAGAACCATCTGTGTTTAATTTTGCACCAATACGTACTTCTTCGCCAACGGTATTTTCAATGTATCCAACATTTTCGTCAACAATTCTAACTGCTAAATCGTTACTATCGCCTACTCTAAACCCAAGATCTGAAAAACGTACAAGTTGATTAAATTCTGTGTTATTAACTGTTAAATAATCAGCGGCAGGTATTCCTCCTAATCTAAGAGCATCACTTGATGTTGCCCAAAGCACTGGTTCGTCTGTTTGACCAGCGTTAGCTGTGATACCGTCAGCATCGGTATTAATTAGTGTAATACCCTTTTTAATTTTAGGAAAATTTGAACTATTAATGCCAACTGGTACGTTTGAGTTTTGTGTAGATTTTAGTGTAAATTCTTCGTCGCTAATTATAAATTGAACATTGTCGTTAACTAGTGCAACAATAACAGCTTTGTTTGTGTTTCCGGTATCAACAACATCAATACTGCGCATCTGTGTTTGCCCATCGCCAGCTGCTTGCGGGCCTACTAATACAAAGTCGTCTTGTGAAGTTCTAGCATATACTTGGTTAGTGGCATTGTTAAACCAAAAATCGCCAACTGTTAAACCAGTTGGTGCGCTACTACTTACTTCGGCGCCGCCTGTGTTTTTCCACTGCGACCCGGTATAAAATTTTAGTTTGTTTAACGAAGCATCAAACCAAATCTGTCCGCTAATTGCCTTTGTTGGTGATGCTGTACCAGCAAAATTTTCCAACAAAAACAAATAGTTTTCATTTTGTATTTCTCCGTATCCACTGTAATTTTTACCAACAAACTTAATATCTGTGGTATTATCAACTGTGCCATCTTCAACTGATAACAGTTGAGTGCCGTTAAATTTATTAATTATGTATGCCATTGACGATTTCCTTAATCTACACTGTATTTATGCTTATACTGCCGAAGTTACTGTTGAAGAATATGTCCAGACATTACTACTGTTTACACTATAAGACATGATAGTCCTAGTATAAGTTGTTGTAACCGATGTTGAAACATCTGCAATACTAAAGTCTGCAACAACACTTTGGTTTTGTACACCGTTACTATCAACGTTTGTAAACGTTTTGTTTACTGCACTATTAACATCAATAGGATCTGTACTAGAACTACTTGCAACAGCATAAATTTTTGCAATTGTTCCTGCTGGTAATCCAGCTGCTGGTGCTAATTCATTTAGTACTGTAGCAACATTTGACTGTAATGTTACACCTATGCCCATTCCATCTATTACTAAACTAAAAAATAACGGCGATGCATTTACTTTATTATCAACATAACCTTTTGTTGCAACATCAGTAGATGTTGTAGGTTCTGCTACGTTTGCAATTTTTTGTTGCGTTACTAATTGTATAGTACTCGAACTTTCAAGTTGTAATCCACTAATTCTACTAGTAATTCTATTACCGTCGATATCTATATTATCAACTGTTAAATCATTTAGAACACCAATATTTGTAATACCTGGTGCATTAATAATACTATTTGACAAAGAAGTTTCTGTGAGAATATCTCTGCCATTAATTTTATAAGCAGTGTTTTTTGGAATATCGATACTATTACTACTTGTCCAACTATTAGTATCAAGCTCCCAGGTCCAATATTTGTCGTCACCTGATACTCTAATAACAATACCAGATCCGTCTACGTCCGCTTCTTCTAATAATGTACTATCACTTGTAATTGCAAGTTCGATTAATTTATCTTCAACTCTTAGATTGCTTACATCTAAGTTAGTTGTATCGCCTTCGACTCTTAAATTACCAGTAATTCTAGCGTCACCTGTAACATCTAAATTAAATTCAGGATCTGTTTTAAATATGCCTACTCTTTGATTTAAAGTATCAATATGTATTGCATCTAAAACATTAGGTACGTTATCTGCATCAGTATCGGTTTGTACTTGAATTTTAATATCAGTGTCTTCGGTTTCTGCTTTAATTAGTATATCGGATCCTGTTGCAATTCTTAGTAAAGGACTTTGTCCAATTACAATACCGTTATTATTGTAAAAATTAATTTCTGCACTAGTAGTATCTTGTCCTTGACCCGATTGTGTTGTTAAAAAGTCATTTTGTGTATACTCTATTCCGTCAACGTCTGTAAGTTTTAAACTATTTGATGCTGTTCCGTAAAATTGAAAATTAAATATTGAACTTACATTTGTTCCAATCTTAATACTTGTAAATCCATTAATTGGAATAGCAGGAGTGAATGCAGTTTTACTGTGTATTAATACCAAGCTACCGTTGATATATTCTTGAGTAATTGTTTGGTTAGTACCAGTTGTATCTCTTATTGTTTCTATAAACTGTCCTGATTTTAATTGACTTGCTGAATATGTAGGACCAACTAGTTGTAACCCAGTTGATGTTGCAAAATACATCTGCTCATTTGCACTATCTATCCAAATGTCTCCTTCAACTAAACTCGACGGCTGAACTGCTGTATATGTACTGTTATCTGTACTTCTAAACGTGCTACCATCATAAACTTTTAATCTGTTTTCGCTTGTATCAAACCACAGTTGTCCTTTAATTGGCTTGCTTGGTGGAGCTGTATTTGCAAAAGTTTCTAGTAGTTTTATAAAGTTTTCATTTAAGAACTCGCCAAACCCTTTGTAATTTCTACCAATAAAAATTAAGTTTGTGCTGTTTTCGTCAATTTTGCCATCTACTATTTCAGTTAGCAAAGATCCGTCTGTTTTATTTAATTGATACGCCATTACGAAAGTACTCCATGATAAATTATATAATTCAATGCAACATAAGGCGGAGTAATATCAACACCTGAAGCTAGTGGCGAATTGTCAACACCGCCGGTTTTTGTTATCCCACTAGCTGCTACTGACGAAACTTGCTGTGTATATGCATCAACATCTGCTTCACTACTATTATCAACTTTACTTACAGCATAATAAGTGTCGCCTGACTCGCTTGTTAAATTGTGAGTGTGGTCTGGCAAATTATTAATATCAAGAACAGCACTTTCGCTACCGCCAAGTCCGCCCATTTGTCCTAATGCAGGATCGCTTATAAGTCTATTTGGTCCTGTTAATCCGCTGGAAATACCAGTTGCTAATCTTCCTCTTAAATCAGGAATGTTAAAGAACAGTGAAGGGTTACTTGATGTTCCCCAATACCATGTATTATTATCATTTGGGTTATAGCCGAGTGCGTTTGCTAAATCGATATAGTCTAATAAACTTGTTTCACTACCGTCACAAATAAACCAACCAGTAGGAGCAATTAAGCCTGCATAAGGAACAAGTGTGCCAAGAGGAATAATAGGAATTGTAGAAACAAGATTAGCCTGTGTAATTTTTCTTAATCCGGATCCTGGTCTATTAATTATAATTTCGTCAGCTGTGTCCGGTGTTGTAACCGCAGTTTTATCTGCAATAAAAGTTTGATTGATTTGTGTAGTAAATTGTTTAGTTAAGCCGCCTGTTTGGCCGTCAAATGCTATACTGTTAGTAGAACTAACTTCTCCGGTCATGCTAAATGTTGTAGCACTAGTAAGTTTATTTGTACTTCCCGAACTTCCAGTAACATTGCCGGTTACATCGCCTACAAAACTTCCTGTAAACTTTTTAGCAAAAATATTGTTAAATCTATCAGCATTTGTACCAATGTTACTTACATTAGGCTCATCTGCAAAAATATTATCAGTAGTTAAAGATCCACTAATAGTTGCACTACCAATTAAACTAATATTATCATTAAATGTAGTAGTTCCGCTTACTGTTAAATTGCCTTGAGTTGTTATATTTCCTGTATTAATAATATTACCAGTAATATCTAATGCTTCAACTGGATCTGCTGTGAGTATTCCTACATTTCCATTATTTTTTATTCTGATTGGAGTTATTGTAGATCCGTTGTTGTTTGTTCTTAAATCAAAAAATCCTGTACTTTGGTTTTGACTAATAATTGCATTTGTACCTTCAACTTCAAGTGCAAGTGTACGTGTATTGCCGACTTCTATGCCTTCATTAGTTCTAACTGTAAATGGAAATGTTGTTACAGTAGCTTCATCGTTTCTTACAAATCTGTTTCCGTCAACTGGATTGCCATTAACTAGTAATTGCTCGGCTTTGTCGGCAATGCCTTTAAATCGTGCAACTGTATTATCAACATTTGAACTAACATTTACACCTGGTGATAATTGTCCAAATCCAGGAATTAATATCTTTGGAGTAAAGGTATTACCTACAATTATGCTTACAGCAACATTATCGATATAATTAATAATTGCTTGTCTATCAACATTATCAGTGTCAGTAATAGTTATTGCCTTTGCACCTGTATTAGTACCACTTGCAACTTCAGGCCCAACTAAAATCCAGCCAGAACCGCTATACAAATATAATTGCTGTGTGCCTGTGTTTACCCAAAGGTCGCCTAAAACACTGTTAGATATATCCGGTTCATCTGTACCCTTTTTTAATCCTCCAGCACTAACCCAATTAGTTCCATCATAAACTTTTAAAGTATCATTTTGAGAAGTATTGTCGTACCAAAGTTGTCCTTCAACAGGGTTGCTAGGCGGATTGTTATCTGCAAAGTTTTCTAATAAATGCAAAAAATTAGTTAAAACAGATTCACCAAAGTTTGTAGCACCGCGTCCTGGTAATCGCAAACTTGTATCAGTATTAATATCGTTATCTACAACTTCTATACTACCTTTGTTTACACTGTCAGTAAAGTTAATTTGGTATGCCATTAGCTATTACCTCCACTTAAACTTTGGATTCGTACAGTATAATCAATCTGGATAAGTCTGTTTAATGACTTTTGTACTGGGTGGAAGATAACGTGGGTAAGCAATTTTCCAGTACCGTCTGCACTATAGCTTCTCAAGCCTAATTCGTCAAATACAAATTGATTTTCGCTATCGCCACTGGTGTCAAATGCATCCTGACCATTTGGCTCGCTATAATCTAATAAGCAGTTTACAAACAAATCAGTATAATTTTGTCCGCTAACATGTCTAATTTCCATTTTGTTTCTAGTTGGGTCTGTGTTGTTAACACTGTTTTCATCAACTACTTTACTGTATGTTTGATTGTAAAGGCTTGCAGTAGTTCCTGTACTGTTTGGTGTTAAATAAGTTATAACACCAGTAGGATCTACACTAGTTCCGCCATTACCAAAGCTCATTTCATAAACAAAGCCGTTGCCCTGATTACCTAAACTTTCTGCCAGTGCAATACTCATATTTTCATAATGTATTGCATTTCTTTTATTAATTAAAACTTCGCCAGTCTTAGGATCATGTATTTTAATATGACCTTGAATGTTAAGTTTATTTGAATCATTATATTGCATTTGTTTGCTTACCTTTACTTATACTGTATTTATTTGCTTAACTTAATTGTTCCGGCTCTTATAAACCTTGCAATTTTTGAATCGCTTGTTGATAGATCATCTGTCCAAATTTTACCCTGTTTACGCTGTATTACAATTCTTACACCTGTTGGAACATCGTCTCTAAGTATAATAGTATCGTTGTCTGCGTCAATAGTAAACTCTGGCTGTACTACATTATCACCTTCGGGACTATCTTGGTCAATTAGTGGATCAAAAACTGTAAACTCTTGTGTAGCAGGCTTTCTAAGTTTCTTACCTCCTACTATAACCTCAACTTCGTTATAATTTAAAATATCAAAATCTAAATTGTATATATTTGTGCTTCCATCGGATACAAATATTTGTTGTAGATCTTTATCTTTATAAGGAATAGTTTCAGTTTCGCCCTGCTCTTGCATTTTAGTTCCTGCTGCATACTGGGTTTTAACACCTGTTCCTAATGTACCTCTGCGTATTTGTCTTAATAAATTTCCTTCTATAGCATAGTACTCAATACGTTCTCCTTCAATAAACAATACTCCAGGCTTGCCGTTTGTTCTATTTGGAATTGGAATACCTGTTGTATCTTCTAAAGTTATATATTGGTCAAAATAGTTCAAAGGTTGACCTAATTTAAATACACTTGCTTCGTTTAAACGTTTGTAATGAACACGATTTAACATGTCTTTAAAAATTCTAAATCCGTATTTTTCACTTGTAACATTTGCAGCAAATTGTATTATTTCTACTACTTCATTATCTGCAGGTTTATTAAACAAATTAACAACAGTGTTATTGCTCATTAAATTATAATCAACACTAGGTCTTAACAATTTATTATCTTGTATTACCCATACATAATTAACACCAGCGGCTGGCTGATTAAGTTTTATTCGACCATTTGTTAGCTGAATAGCTGTATTGTACTCGTCACTACTTGAAGAAATAACCGGAGTATATAATACTTCAAAACTCAATCTATCAAAATTGTTAACATCATGTTCGCTAAATGTAATTATTTCAACTCGTTCGCCTTCTTCAGGAACTTTTTTAAATGTTAAATTTTCACTTTCAACAAATGTTACATTGTCTATTCTAACAGCTAGTGGATAACTTGCAGACTTGACGCCGGTTAATTCTAACGGAATATCATTTTCTGCTGATTTAACTTTTAATTCTTTAAAATAACCATTGAGTGTTAAACGAACACCGTTATCAGTTTCTTCAGATGACTTTACAGTTGCAAAAATTTGAGTACTATCTTCCATCACAAAAGATATTAAATCGCCTTCGTCGTGCAATACTCCAAGTTTAGTACTATCATCCATGTCAACTAAATCAACAACAGTGTCTATAAAATAATATTCGCCGTTACCTAAAATATAAATTTCTAAAATATCACCTACGTTACCTATAGTAGGATTTAAAAATTCAATTCTACTGTTAATAGCATCCCATCTATAATCCTTTGTATCAGTAATTACTCTATTATTTAAAATTACAACAACATCATCGTTTGATATTTTTGAAGGTTTCTCAAACTGCCATTGTTGTATGCCGTATACTCGATCATTGGTTACAATGTGTCTAATATTGTAGCCTGCATTTAAAAATTTATCACCTTGTTTAACAAGCATTTTATGAGTAAACGGTTTTGCTGTATAAGTCATGTTGTTTTTGTCAAACTTGTAAACATAATTTACACCGTCTCCAACAAAACTCTTATCTACCATAATTTCACTAAACGATTTTGTATCATTATTATAAAGACTAAATCCAATAAGTTCGCCGGCTGATGGAGCTCTACTAAATCTTAAAGCGGCGCAATTTTCTTGTTTGTAACTACTATCAGTTTCAAAAATTTCATAATTTAATCCTACTTGCTGAACAACTCCGTTTATTGTTACAAAACTACTAATCGGATTGGTAAACTTAATACCAGTAACAAATATTTTAGTATTTCCATCGCCAATAAATGTGTCGCTTTCTAATATATCATTGCCGTTATTGCCAACAACAATAATATGCAAGTCTTGATCATCTTGTATTGTGCTATCATCTTCGAATACTAGCAGATTATTTTCATAATCTACAGTATACGAATCAATATCAACTTTATTTCCATTTAAGTTAACAATTATAGCTTGCTGACTTTGAGGTAACATGTCTATTGAATACGACAATGTGTTGCCTTTGGTTTTATAGATATAACTGGTTTTTATACCTTGACCGTCAGCTGGCTTGTGTTTGACTTGTATATCTAAGGTATCTACAATTTGACCCGGTACTACTTCTTCTGGACCTGCACTTGTAATAGGTGTAACAAATCCGTCGCCATCAACTGTAATTTCTCCACTATTTAATCCTTTGGCTGTATTATTAAATCCGCCTCCAGTAAGTTCTGTATCAAGCACATTATCAGCTGGTTCAAAACTGCCATCGCTGGTTTCTTTTCGTACAATAAAGATATCGCCAGCAGCAGTCGGCACCTCGTTGCTAATTAATATTTCGTCAGTAACACCGTCTCCGTATACAGTATTTAATAATGCATTTTTATTAGTAATTGCACTACTGCCATCAAAATTAGGATCGTCTATACGCACATTATTTTTATAAATGTTGTATGCAACACCGTCTTCTAACGGCTTACTTAACGTTAGTACTAATGTACTTCCATCTAATGTAAAAATTTCATCTTCAGTTTGACTAAAGATATCCCACGGTATAGTACCAAACCCGCCAATATCAAAGCCTTGCTCGGTTGCAAAGTCGACACTTTCTAAATTTACACCATCATAGTTAATACCAGTCATAAGCTGACCTAAATTTGTAGTGCCATCTTCGTTTTTTGTAATACCTGGCATGCCATTAGTTGGGTTATAATACGCATTAATTCTGTCGGCTGCTGACAACATTGCAGAATCTTTGTAATATGTTATTTCAATTACTGCGTTATTTGCAGGAGCAGTTTCAAATACAATTTGACCTAGTGTTCTTTCATACGTTTTAGATGTATTTTTTATATTACTAGTTTCAAAATCTGTATATAAAACATCGTTGCCATTTACTGTAATGCTAATTCTGCTTTTACGTAAATCTAATGGCCATTTGGTATTAAATGTTTTTTGTGCACCTGTGCCTGTAAATGTTTCAACTGTTTTTAAATCTGTAAACACAAAATTACCCGACACACGATCAAACTTCATAATCATGTGTGTGCTTCTTACCGGACTATCTCCTAGTACTGCTATAATTCTTGGAATTTCATAATCGTCATCATAGCTACCATTAATTTCAATACTTGGTTGACTTGTATACAATGCATCGCTATAATCAATATCAATAGAAGTTAATTTATCACCTGTTCTATAGCCTTTGCCTATTATAGTCGGTCCATTGCCTCCAGATATTGTAATAACCGGTTGAGAATTTAAACCATGTCCTTGATTATAAATTACCAATTCTTGTATTTTAAACTTGTAATTGTCTAACCAATTTTTTTGAGGATAAGTTTCAATAAACTCTCTATCACCTACAACACGTTCGTTGTAAAATTTAACAGTTTCGGTTACAATTTTATTTTGTATATTGTCGTATCTCGGGGGCAAATCAAAATCACTAATCATAGTTTGAGAATTTTCAAGGCTTTCGTACGCACTAATGTATTCTCTAATTTTACTACTATAAGGTTTTACTTCACTAATAAAATCTTTATAACTATCAAGATTGTCTGATTTAAAATTAATGCGCTGATCTAAAACTCCTAAGTTGTGTTTTGCTGTTAAGAAACTTGTTTTAAAAATCCAATCAACTGTTTGCTGTTCGTAAAGTGCATATCTAATACCTGTAAACAATATATCGTTGAATTTAATTTCTAAATCTTCAACAAATATTTTATTTTTTATAGTTTCAAGTATAATTCGTCTTTCGTTAACTGGTTCTGTATCGTAAACTAAATTATCAAATCCAATTTTATCAAATCCAAAATTAGTGTTTTGATATAATTTACTATTAAACTTAATTGTGCCGTTTTGTCTACCAATTGTTTTGTAGTTTACAGTATAATCGACTTCGGGCTGTACATCAATTTTTTGTAATAGTAGCCAGCCTCCTGCTCCAACATCTTTAATTTTAACAACATCGCCAATACGATCATTCAAACTGTTCAATTGATAGCTGCCGTCAATTAAATAATCAATTGCAGTATTTTCATCGTAGTCGGTGTCATACCAATCAATATATGACCAGAAATTTTCAACATTCCATTTTTGATACTTTACTCTTTCAAAATTGCCAGCATAATCGTATTCGTAAATTGCCCATTTACCATTAAGTTCGGCATCAGCTTCAACTAGCAAACTAAACGGACGTACTTGTAAGTCAATCAGACTATAATTTTTACCAGAATCAACAATAGTAACCGAGTTGACTCTGCCGAAATTATCAATAGTAGTTGTAACTTCTGCATCTGTTCCTGTACCAGTAATAGTAACAATTGGAGCAGATTTGTATCCATATCCTTGATTTTGAATTTCAACGGAAATTAATTTTCCGTTGTCAATAGTAGGATTTAGAACTGCACGTTTAGCGTTAGCAACGCCAACAGTTTGTATATCGTTAATTGTGTCAACACTAATATCAAATTTACCTTCAAGTATTCTTGGCTGTTGATCTTGCTTTGACAAATCTGTAATATCTTTAAAATCTGTTATTATTTGTTGTTTTAAAATTAAATTAGTTCTCTCAATTGTTTGCTTAAGAGCTTCTAATCCGTTTCTAAATAAGCCTTGTCTAGGACGAGTTTCAATTCCATACTTCTTAGTTTCACCTAATTCTGTATCAGGTACAGGTCTTAAATTTTCATCGTAGCCAACTAAACTATCAATCCATTTTTCAATAAACGATGCAGGTGGGTTACTTCCTGCTAGTCCTTCGCTTAGTAACTTGTATTCAGTATGTATATTTCTGTCGTTTATTTCGCCTTTGTATACATCAATATGCAATGCAATATCTTTGTCTTTTATAAAAGATCCGACATTGTGTAATGCAAACTTGTTTGTACTCAATGCACTCATAAACACGTATCCTGCGCTTTGCGGATCTTTTATTAATTGTTCTGCATCATTTGAACTTATTTTTTTATTTTCATTAGATAACAATTTTTTATTACGTACCCAGAAATAATATTTGGTTTCAAATGTTTCTGTTATTGCATTATATTTACGACCGACACTATATTTAAAGTCGCCGTATTTGCTGAGACCGCTAATACCTTCAATAATACCGTCGTTTGTATCAGCTAATTCGTCCCACTCACTCGGTAAGTAATCACTTTCAACCCATTCAAAAACTTCTGTTTTACTACTAGGAACAAGTTTATTCCAAAAACTTGTTTGATTTTCTGCATTTCCTTGATAAGGATTATACCACTTTGTAGATTCTGTATTCCACCAGTACTGTCCTACATATTCAGCTGCCCAGTAATCGCCTTTGTTATTAGTAGTTACATCAACTGAATAACTTGCAGGATCAAACGCTAATTTTAAATCAATAACTTCATCTGCCGGGCCTGCAATTTTACCTTGAATAGGATCAATTACATCTAAGAACGTTAGTATATCATTTGTTTTCTTATCAAATAAGAATGCACGTTTGATTTTATTAATATTAGGTGTGTCTATTTGTTCTGATAGTTTTTTCCAACTGTATGTACCCTTTTCACGTTTTAAATTAATTACAACACCAAAGTCTGCTGTATATTCTAATCTTGGATAACTGATATATATGTGATTAAAGTTTGTAAGAATAATAGGTTTTGAACTTAAAGATGTATCGTAATTCCAATCAAGTTCTTCAGCATACAAGTAGTTGTTATTAAAGTTTTGGAATATATAGATAGTTCCGCTATCTTCAAACTTGTTAAAAAACTTTGTTGTATTATTATCAAACGATGTATCATTAACACGTATTAGCGTCTGATCAAACAATGTCGGGACTGCTCTATCACCATTTGCACTAGCAACAATTAAATTGTCTTCGCTAAAGTTTAAATCAATACCAAACAGTTCACCTTCGGCACCGGTTGGAGGATACAACGTTTGATTTAACGCATACTCGTTACCTGTATATCTGTAAACATAAACTGATCCAAACGATGTACCTTTATCGTTGTTTCTAATAGCACTTACAGCAATAGCATTTCCGTTGGCACTGATAGCAATATTACTGCCAAATTCTTCGCTTAAATCAGTAGTTTCAATTGTTTCGTAATATGTATATCTATTATTCTCACGTCTGTATACACTTACTTTATTTGTATTGAGAGTATCTTCACCATTTAAAATTAGTACTTCTCCGTTTGTACTAAGATCAAAATCAGTAGCAATGTTATATCCGCCAGCAACTCCTAAATTATCGCTTTCTTCATTTAATAATTCATTTTGAGGAGGAACATAACCTTTATAATCAACAAACTGATCTAGTAGCTCCCAATTGTTTAAATTAAATGCTTGTGCTGACATGTCTTTTTTTGCACGATATAAATTGCTATCACCTGTATCACCGGCTGTATTATTGTAGTATACTATTTCACCCTGAATATAACTCTCTGCTGCCGAGAATGTTCCTCGAAAATTGTCATCTCTGCTAAACTTCCAAGTACCATCGTCTGTATCGTTATCAAAGAAATAAATTCTACCGCTTGCAGCATCACTAGCAACATACAATCTTAAAATGCCATCGATGTCTTTTCTGCATTTTACAATTCTGCCAAATCTTTCACTTGTTGTTGGAATTGGACTTAATATTGTTGTTTCTAATTCGTATGTTGTACCAACTTCTGCTTTTTTATAAACGCAAACTGCGCCTCTAATAGAAGCAGTTGGCGAACCGTCTTCATCTACTGATATTATATTAGCACGTTCCCAGTCTTGGCTTTGTTTGTTAACTGTGCTAGTATCCGACCCGTCTATGTCAACCTTAGCTCTCCAAAGAGTGCCTCTGTCATTAACAATTTCTCCTGCGCTATAACTAGTGCCTAGTACAATATTGCCTTTATATCTTGTTAATAGATTAGCTGCGTTAGGAGCGCCAACAAACAAATATTCTCCGTTTGGAGACATACTTACACTATATCCAAATTCGCTATTATTACCAATAATAGAAGTTTCGGCTCCGTAATTTTCTGTAGATGAAAAATCACCGTTTTCACCTATACGGTTGTAAACAATAACTCTGCCATTAGAATTTGGATCTCCAATTGCAAGTCTAGTGTTTGTTTGATCTACTGCTATTGCATCGCCAAAATTTGTTTTTAATCCTGTTTGCGGATTAACTATAATATCTTCAACATCGTATACAGGAGTATTTTCAAGAACCGACCATTTGTCATTTCCTAAATTATCTATCCAAGCTCTGTTACCAACAGAAACATCATTGACGTTTAAAACATTATTATATGCGTCAATGTTTTCAAATCTTCGCGGCGCAACTTTTATAACTATTCCTCTGCTACTATCTGATAAATCAATGCCTTCTTCTGAAATGTTATCTTCAGTATAAAATTCAACTTCTTTATATCCAGTATAGATTACCTGTCTAAACCCGTCTAATTCGTTTGCGACATTGGTTAACCCAATAATGTCACCGCTTTGTAAATCGTGATTAATGTCAAAAATTGCTTTAAAACCTGTAATTGTTTTTTCTATTTTTTCAACTTGGTATTCTTTTTTAGCAAACTCATATACATTCCAATCTAGTCCGTCGTCTGTAACCCAAACAAACTGTCCTTGTTTAACTAAGTTAATATCAAACCCTAACAACTGACTTACATTAGGAGTTATAAAATCAATTTGCGCAGGCGCTACATAGCCCGCGGTTTTTGTTATTTCTTCATAGTTTTCAAATTCAAAAATTTGTTGGTTGTAATTTGCTGGTTTAACTTGTAAATCAGTAGATGGAACTTGATATATAAAATCAGTTCTAGTATTATCAACTGATTTAACTAATTCAAAAGGCTGAGGTGTTAGTTTATATTTTGATTCGTCAATGGTAATTTCATATTCGTCAAAACTATCAGTTGCACCATATTGACCTGCTCTGATTGCCCATTCCTCGAAAAATTCAATACTGTCTTTGTCTGCACTACTAAGTTTATCAAATAATTTAGTTAGCACATTTTTAGTACCTTTGTCTTGTATCATTCCTTGATAAAATTTATACTGACTAATATCGTCGTTAATGATATTTTTTAAATATTCTCTTTTTTGATATCCAATTAAGTGCTGTGCAAGTCTTTGCTGCTCAGTATCAAAATTATCAGTATCTAAGTCATAAAAATCTGCAAATTGAGCAGCTCTATAATCAAAGTTAGGAATTAATTGATTAACCGGCTTTTCTACTAATGTTGACCAATTTATGTTGTTAAAAAATTCACCACTTGTATGACTAACTATCGAAGTATAATATTTGTCTTTATATTGTACTACATCGCCAATTATATAATCTTTATAACTTTTCCATTTTGTAACTTTAGGTTCGTCGAACACAAATCCTGGTATGTTTAAAGTACCGCTCCAGTTAGCAGTTCTATAGCCAGTTACTTTAATTCGTTCTTGTCTGTATCCACTGGTTTCATTGTAAATTGTATCTGCAAAAACAGTATCATTATCAATCACAATGCAATGTTCTTTTTGCACTAAGAATAAACGAATAAAATAAACACCAACATTATCGTCGTTACTTGCAAGACTAAAACTGTTATCTGTATCTCTTACTAAATTAACAAATTCATTTGATAATAATTTACCGTCTTGATCTAAAACTTCGTAATCAAAAATACTGTCATACAAACTATCTGGCAAATAGAAATCTCTTTTAAACTGTATTTTGTTTGCACTAGGAGACAAACTTATTATACTGTTTTCTCCCCAGTTTTGTGTTGTCCAGAATAAAAATTCTTTAGCACTTAATCTAAAGTTTTCAACTATTCCGTACTTTGCATTATTATAATCAAATATAAATCCAACAGATTTTAAATATCGGTCATATCCTAACAGAAAATCAATTACTTGCTGATATGAAGTAAACACAGTTCCGTACTGAAGGTAAGATAATTGCGATGAAAACCGTTTACTAAATCTTGCTGTACGACCGCCGACTGTAGGAAGAGTTCCTAATTTTGAAAATTTAGTAGTATCAAAGATATTATTGCTTGTATGAGTTTCTGTCACTCTATAATAGTTATTATCATATCTTACAATGCCGCCTGCAACGTAAAGTTTTTCTTCGTTCCAAGTACTAAAAGTTTCGCTTATACCGCCAACTGTAACAAACGGATCGCTATTAGTTTCTGTTGCACTATAATAAGGAAACGTTGGATTATATCTATCATATCCATTTATTTTATACCCAGTTGGAACTTTTTCAATTACAACACCGCTATATGTAACTACTTCATAAGGACTACTAGTTTTTAAGAAAAGATTATAATTTTCTTGCGGAGTAAATATATCGCCCGAACTATTTGGTGTTTTACTGTCCAATACAAGATTTATTTTATCTTTATCACTAAATCCTGCTAATCTAAAACTTAGATTAAAGTTAATTGATTTTACATATTCTACATATGTTTCGTATGACATATTATTATAATCTATATAACCTTTAATATAGTTTAAAAGTCCTGCACTTTTATTATTAAAATCAATGTTAGTTGTTGATATTGATGTTTTATGATCATATATAATATTTCCAGCTAAGTTTTTAGAAATTTTACTATAGTCGTAAGTTAACCCAAATATCTGTGCAGGACGTAACAATAACATTGCATTTAGTAAACTAAATGGATATTCTGAACTTCGGCGCCATGCAGTTTCAGCAGGACCTTGATCTCCGAACTCAAAACTATATCCAATCTGATTTGCAAAACTAAAATCTTTTGAAAATCCTGTTTGGAAAGGACTTCTTATTCTTCCATATTCGTCAACTGGTATTTGTTTTAATAAATTTGGTCTAGCAAATCTAACATCTTTTACAACAGACGTATTAGGTTCTCTAATAATTCCAGCTTCTAAATCTTTCCATAACGGCAAGTTATTACTTGTGTAAGGTGCTGGGCCGTATACTTCTTCCCACCATGTTGGCTGTATGCTGAATCCCAACATTTCCCAAGGAGTTAAATTTGGTGTATCTGTATCGTAAGCATTTTTATAAACAGCTCTCCAAAATCCTTCTAATTTTGTTCCATTAATATCGCTAGACGATTTATAATTGTAAGTAAACGAATCATTTATATCACTGTATTTGTTGACATTGAAATCATAAACTTGAGCTACATTAGTCCAATTTATAAAATCTGCAATCATTATGTTATTAACATCTTTTTGATTTAACCCTGTGTCTCTATAACGCCCGGGTATAAAATTAAATAAGTCAAAATTATCAGGATTATAACGTGTTTTAACATTATTAAAAATACGTTTTTCTAGCTCTAGTAACAAGTCATCACGGAAATCGTTAAACGCAATTGTTCTGCTTCCGTCATGTCCTATAACTACTTTAGTTGGAGTGCTGTATGTATTATCAATATAAATTTTTGGTTCGTATAACGGATACAAACCTAGCTTACTAGGAGTTGGCGGAACAAAACACCCGTCAGTTGTTTCGTACTCGTGTATTTCAATTTTGTCGTCAATTTCAACAGAATAAATATATACAAATCCTTCTTCGGTGAATGTATATTCGTTTTCGTAAATTAACTGTGTACCGTTTTTGTATATTAAAACAGATTTACTTGTTAGTTTATTTAAATTAAATGCACTAGTTAATGGATAATAAGGATTTCCAGAATCTAAAACAGTATACTCAATTATATTTTTGCCGCCAAATGGCACCGTATCACTATTATAAAATGCATCGTTTCTTGTTTTATTTAAAGCAAATTGTTCTAACAAATAATCTACATGCTTTACATCTGTGTTATTGTATCCGTCATATGTAGCAATTCTTAAGAACTCTCTTTTAAATTTGCTGTATTCTTTTAAAGCAAATTTTAAAGAATTAACAACATTATAATCTTTTGATGTTAAATGATACAGTGCTAACCCTATAGGCCCTGAATGCTGTACAAACCTATCTCCATAAATTTCAATATTTCCTAAGTCTCGTAAATTACCAACTCCTGGATGTATTCCATTAAAGTTGTCATTGTTTTCGACTATAGTCTGTACATGATCGTTAACTTCACCGATTGTAAATTCAGTTACATCTAAGTTGTTAGGATTTCTTTCTAAATTATATGCAGTTTCATAATATCCGTTTTCATTTTTACTAGACGTTGAATAACATTTAATAATTAATCTATCGTTTTCAGAAATATCATTGTTTAAAACAATTAAAACTTGTTGTTTAGAATTTGTTGTTAAAGTATAATCAATGTTTTCTTTTAAGAAACTTCTGTTAGTAAATAACTTAATTTTTAAATCACTTATTGTTGCACTCTTATCAAAACAGTTTACAACAAAATTATTAGTTTGTTGCGATCCTTGAAAGTCAAGTATTACTGCTTGATTGCTTTTTTCAAAATGTTTCTTCCATGCATTTTCAAAAGAAATTTCTCCAGTATAACTATCTGTAATTTTTACAAATCCTTGATTACTAGGAATATCTATAGTTTCGTCGTTAATAATATATGTATTGCTTTGTTTTAGTAAATCAAATTCAAAAACAATGTCGCCTACATTATTAATATTCTTATAAGAAATTGGAAATCCTAATTCTGTATCGTTTGTGCCTGTGCCTTGCTTATATGCAAATATTTTATTTCCAAAGAAATTACTGCTTTCATAGTAAATATCGCCATAAGAAATATTGTTTTTATCAAAAAGATCAAATAATGGCGCTTGGTTTATTGCAGTTTTATCTTGTGATTTTTTCCAACTTGTTCCATCAAAGAAATATTGCTTGCCGGCATTGAGTTTGCCTTCTTTTACCAACACAATTTCATTTTCGTTTGGCTCTGCATCAAGTTCTTCTTTGAGTGTAATTTGTGTGCTATTTTGAAACTTAATAAATTCTACTTTATAAATTTTATTATTTACTAAAGGATCGTTATCATTTACAAATAGAATACGCATTCCATCTACAACATCTACGTTATCAATATTGTATCCTTGTGACCCTTCAATAACTGAAAAAATATCATTTGTCCAGTCGTCAACTAAATCAATTGCGTCTTTACAAATTGTACCGTTGTGCCACATTTTAATGCCTGGTGCAAATTCAATAATAGGTCTTTTACCTCTACTATTTTCTGGCAAGATATAATCTTGTTTGTTAATTTCTGCTGATTTTGTAATTACATCAATATGAAACCATCTATTATATCTTGCCCAAGGGTTTTTATCTTTACTAGATCTATTTGATATAATGTAATCCTTTGTTGCAGGATAACCGATACTTGTACTCCACGGGAGTCTATCAAAACCAAATGCATCAAACGGAATCTGTTCATCTTCTGCTAATAGATCCGAAGTTGTTAAATCTTCAACAGATATTAGTACAATTTCTTTTCCAACACCTTCAACATAGAATTCTCCGCTGCTGTATTTTTCTGGAGTAATATTTCCAACAAAAGAAATTTTCATACCATTACTTAGACTCCAGCCTTCTGCGGTAGTATAATTTCTTTTGCCTAATAATTCGTTTTCGACATCTAAAATAGAATTTTCTTCAGCATCTGCAATATTAAATAATCCGCTTGTATTAATATCTTCTTTACTAATATAATAAAGCTCATTAGGTGCATTAGCTGGAACTGTAAACTCAATTACGCCAGTTTCTACATATCCGTCGCTATCTTCATTTGTAGTTGTTACACCTTCGTTATAAAGTGTACTAACATTTGTAACACTATCTTCAAATGTTAATCCTGGTAAAAATTTTCTACTAATAGCAAGTGCAAAAGGATGCCCTGGCGTGTTAATTTCAAATCTATAAGTTTGACCTCTATAAAGAGTAATTAAAGGATTTCTTGTTAATTTGTTAGGTGTAAACAAATAAGCAAAATTATCACCGTCGTCTACTACTTCAACTTTGTATGTACTTGAAACACCTTGCTGATTGCCAAATACAGTAACAGTTTGCGGGCCGTTTGGTAACCAATAATATTCACGGAAATTAGTAAACTTATCAAAATCAATATGCGGGTTCCAAGAATAAATTTCTTGCTCATTTAGACGACTATGGTTAAGAGTATTACTATTAAAAGTGTTAAGTTGACCAATGTAGTCAACATAATCTTTATGAAATACAACATTATCCAAATCATCTTTGATGTTTATACTAGGATCTAATTGATAATTTGATCTTACGGAGTTTATTTCAGTAAGATATGTACTGTTATTAATATTAGCTTTAGCATTTTTTCTGCCAATAAAAGCATTAATCTTTTCAACTGCACCAGTCGAAAATAACTGATCTACAGTAGAACTTACAAGTTTTTCATTTGTACTAGTTCTAAAATAGCGAGGTAAAAATCTACTACTTTTTTTACTATTGTCACCAACTGGAAATTCTGGTTGCTGATCTTCATATGCCATACTGTGTAATCCTCTATTATTCGCTTAATGTGCTACTTTGTATATTAACGTTTTGAGTATTTGTTGATGTAACTACACTACCACTTGCTTTTAATCTAGTAGCAGTAATCGCATCAATAATTTCAATATCGTTAACTGTTGCAGCACTTACAAATATTTCATCGCTTTCTGCTTTTATTTCGTATAAACTACCAAAACTTTGATTTTCTTGTATCGGTACTAAAACTATACTTGCAATATCCGGTGTTAATGTAGAAACAATATAAGTTGCTAATTCACTAAAATAAAATGTTTCTCCAAAGTCCCAGTTTTCTAAACTAAAAAATGTATTAATAGCTGATACTACTCTAGCTTTAATATCATTATCATTTAAAACTTGTTCATTATTTTTTACTATTTTAATCTTTGCTTGTAAATCTACTGATGCTTTACTGCCAAATAACGGTTTGTATTTTACAGGATGATATATTACTTCGTCACTAATACTTTTACGCTGATTAATTTCTTGTCCGTATTGAATAAACAATTCGTCGCTGCTTGGAGGTAACGGTTTTTCAACAATTTCATTTATTAACCATTTTCTATACTGAGTATCGTAGGATCTAGTTAACAAGAATGTATCTATCATATTTGAAACACTAGGATCTAATCTACGATTTTCATTTGCTGCATGATAATATCTAAATTTAATATTATCTCTTCCAACAAATGCACGATACATATCAGTGATTAATAAACGATTATTTTTTAGTTGTTTGAAAATGTCTGTTGCTCTAAAATAGAAAACAGCACCTTCGTTGTATTGGCTTAGAGCACCAATATTTTGTTCTAGTTCAAATGTATCTATAATACCTTCAACGGTATTATCAACTGCATAAAAGGCTTCTCCGTCGCCGGTAGACATCTTTTTTTCGTAAACATAACTAGAATTTTCTATTGCAACAAAATCCGTAAAAATATCAGGATTATCAACAACTCCGTCGTCGTCACTATCATAAAAATCTATTTCAACTTTGGTACTATCAACATAATTGTCAATGTTAATATAATCAGAAACAATTTGCCAGTCAATGTCTGTAGTAAAATAATCTAAAGCAAGAGGCTTATTGTTAATGTTTAATAGTTGTATTCTATCTTTAACTATTTTTTGTGTTCTACTATCATAAATTTTATCAACTTTATCAAAATAAAATCTAATTTCATCTAAGCTGCTGAATACATAACGAAGTCCTCGATATGTAACAGTGTAATAAACTCCGTTTGTTTCAAATAATATTAGCCAACTTCCATCTAAATTTCTGCCAGAAATATCTCCGGTACTACTTAAACTAAACTCTTGCGAAGAACTTAAATCTTTATCTAGTATAACGTTCCACTGACTCTTTTCAAAATCGTATCTTAACCCAAAGCGTTTAAATGCAAACATTTGCTCAACAAATAAGTTGATAGTATCTTCGGTTAATATTTTATTTAAAACAGGTACAATTTCTACAAGTTTACTACCTGTTTCAATGTTGTCATTTAAAATTACAGGACCTAAAGTAGTGTCAGGATCGTTGCTGGTTCCATTTTCAAAGACACTTATAACTTTAACCCATTTATAAGTAATAGCACCTTTTACTGTTGCTGTACCAAGTTTTAATTTATTATTGTCAGTACTATCAAAATAGTAACCCAACGGTGCTTCAAATTTAAGATATGCACCAGGCTTTACATATGTTAGCAATCCACTTGTAAATGTTCCAAGTGTAGCAATAATAGAATCATTATCAATTAATTTACCACTACATCTGTTTAAATCAAATGTTTCTTTATTCCAAGATAATTGAAAATTTGCAATAGACTGGTTACGTGGATACTTATCCAAATAATAGTTGCGCATTTTACTATTTTTAATTAATTCAACAATTGAATTTCTAGCAAAAAATTCAATATCTGTTTGATTTGTGAATTCAAAATTGATCTTTTCTTTTAAATATTCTCTGTAAATTATTCCATCATTGCCATACATGTTAGTGTTGCTATATTTTCCAGTTGAATCTCTTAAATCAAAATACCTACTAACACCACTACTAGTTCTATTAACACTTTTAGTTTTAACTATTTCTTGACTAACACTTAACGGTCCTACATTATAATCTTCGCCTGTAATTAAGCGATCCTGTGTGTAGTAATTAGAAGGAGCATTTTGCTTAATACTTGCATTTGTTTCACTAATGCTTGCATTAGTTATTGTATTTTGCAACTCTAAAACTAGAGATATTTTTTCAACTTTTCCTGCTTTACTAATATAAGGAACAACAACATTAACACCGGTAAATTCAGAAGGTACAATACGCAAGGATCTATTAGAACTTTGTCTATAATATATCCTAAATTGCCCTTTTGGAATATTGCCAAATAATCCGTCACTAAATACCAAACTAATTGTATCATTTAATTTTGTTAAAACTGTGTAAATGTTCTTAACATTTTTTTCAAGACTATTATATACAATATTGTTGCCTTCGACAGCATCAACTTTTGTCCACAAATCAGATTCGTTTCCGTCAGCATTTAAACCATAAAGCCATACATCGTCATTGTTAATATTTGCAGTATTAACATCTACAGATTCATGGGGTGCAGCAACATCTAATTGGAACTGATTATTTAAAAGTTTACCTTGTCTAAAATGTAAAAAATAACCGCTGTTTGAACTACCAGGGCCTTGGCCGTTATCTCTATACAAGAAAGCTAAATTGTTTCCTGGTAACGGAGCTTCTTCGTAAATGTTGTTTTCATTAAAATTAGTGCTTACAACTTCAAAATTTTCTTTTTTATTGTCAACAGATTTAGAAAATTCGTAAACTGGAACAGTATTACTTGTACCATTAAATCTATATAACTGAGTTGTTATACCACTTATATTTCCGTTTTTTAATGGCTTACCAATACCGTTTTGAGATGGAAGTGCAGCATTTAAAATCCTTGTAAACTGTTCTCTCCAATTTGAGTTAGTGGTATCATTCCATAAAATACTTTGATTGGTAAGGTTTAAATTGTTGCTATCAACAATTGTTTCAGTTGTACTTAAACTTACAATCTTTAATAATCCATTTGCCGGCTTATTTCTTTTTGGATTGTAACTTAGTAACCTAGCATGTCTTAGCACACTTTCTCTACGTTCGGCTAACTCTAAGAAGTTATCTCTGGCATTTAAATCAACACGATAGCTAATGTTTTGTCCTAAGAACGCAATTAAGTCTATAAGAGCAATATATTCACTACTTTCAATATAGTCGTTAAAATCTTCAGGATAATTTTCACGCAGGTAATTGATCATTGTTCTGCGTAGATTGTCAAAATCATAGCTCTTAAAGTCTGCGTTTTTAAAAGTTTGGTAGATACGCTTCCAATCTTCCGACTTTAGTAGTTTGTTTTGTCTATCAGTTATAGCCATAGAGATATTCCTTTAATACAATAATATTTATCGCATTGAATAATATGCGCAGTTAAATTAAACCTGCATTCTGATCAAATCTAAGTTGTAATTTTTCACTGATACTGTAAGTTAAATATGTTAGCTGCACTTCAATTTGAATGCCATGTTCGTAACTGTCAATTGCAACTTTATCAACACTTACTCTTGGGTCATAATTGATAATTTCTGTAACATTTTTTTCAACAGCTAATTTTAAATCGTCGGTTAGTGGTTCAAATAATATGTCCCAAATAATAGTTCCAAATGTTGGATTTTCTAGCTTTTCGCCTTGACGAATATGGAAATGATTTAATATATCTTGTTTTATAAGATCTAAATCATAAATTTTAAATTTTTTAGGACGTCCAACTGTACTCACGCCCCTATAAGATTTACTAGTTACAGGCGATTGCTTTGTATTTGTGCCAACAGATGTATTTTTATATATTCTTTGTACCATAACGTATTTACCTTAGGAAATTGTACCCAAATTAGGGTCTATTAGATATCCGTTTCTATCTAATACTATTGGATTATTAGAATTTGTACCTATTCTACCATTAGACATAATATTGTTACCAGCTATTACATTAAATCCTTGCGCTGCACTTGTTAAAGAAAGCAAATTTTCTGTATTAGTAATGTTATTATTAGATGCTGCATTTACTAAAGCTCTTGTTGCAGAACCCATATCAACTGCTAATTGGCCTATAGGAGTATCAAATTGTAATCCAGCAAGTATTTCTCCTCTTTCGTTATTTGTTAAAGTAATAGGGTTACCTGTTAATTTTTGTGCAAATGCACTAGCAACAATCGTTTGAACTTCTATAGGAGCACTTAAAATTGCATCACCAACTTCGCCAACAAATTCGCCAATTCCTCTACCAAACCCAGTTAGGACAGGGCCTATGCCTGGAATTTGATTAAGTGCATCTCCTAAGCCGGTTCCAAAGTCTCCAACTATATCACCGATACTACCGCCAATTTTTCCTAATGCATCTCCTAAAGGTCCAGCTAATCCGCCAACTTGTTTTAACAGGTCTCCTGCAATACTTGAAAGCAATGCTGCACCAGCTACTGAGCCTAATAGTCCTTGTACTAATCCTCCAAGACCAGCGGCGCCGCCGCTACCTTTTAAAAATGTATCAATTGTAATTTCAACAGGGCTTTCGCCCGGATTAGTTACTTGTGTTGGATTTTCTTTTTGATATCTGTCAATTGCACCAGTTCCGTTGCCTCCAACTGTATGTGGTCCGCCACCGCCAAAGCCAAAATAACTACCTCCTAATCCTAAAGAAAATCCACCAGCACCAATACTAAAATTAAGACCGCCAATTGATCCGCCAATGCCAAAACCATCTGGTCCAAAACCAGCAGTTATGCCGCCAGCACTAAACGAACCGCTTGTAATGCCTTGAGGACCAAATTCAAAATTCAAAGGACCGTTATTAAATCCACCGCTAAGACCGCCTTCGGTTAAACTTAGACTTAGCGGGCCTGCAGAAATATTTCCGCCTGAAATGTTTCCATTTCCATCAAATCCAAGACTCAAAGGACCTGCTGTAATTCCTTGTATTTTTCCATCTTGAAACCCAATACCGGCGTTTCCTACTCGAAACCCACCCAGTTGTCCATCTTGAATAACTACGCCTGCACTGCCATTATCAAATCCGAAACTTGAATTATTTTGTGTTACTCTAGCAAACAATCCATTTGCATTTATATTAATAGCGCCATTAGATCCTAATGTATCTGTAACAAGTTGCTGTGCGTTTCGAGAAAAACTTTGAGGAGCACGAAAGTCTCTAATCTGTGTATTAATGCTTTGTCCTAACGAACTTAGTGTAGACGAAATTGGACGAATAATCTCTCCAATTGGATTTGTACTTACAGAACCATTATTAACTCCGAAAACTTGCGGAATACTACTAATAGCATTTCCCCTGCTGTCTCTTACTATATTACCATTTCTATCTCTAACAATGGACATGTATTTTCCCTCTTATCTTGGCCTTTGCGGTATTTCAGGATATTTAATACCTTCTCCGCTATCCCATACATCACTGATTAGCCCTCTATCAGTGGCAAGTCTCGATTCGTCTTCAATAGGAATATGAATATCCTGGCTATCTGGCTTGGCTTCTGTTTTATCTGGCGTAACTGCGGCAGGATCCCAATTTTCATGCCCGCTCCACGGTTCGTGTTGTGGAACTCTGCCTGGAAATAATGCTGCCAATGATACTTCTTGTATAATTGGCGATTCTATAGAAGGTTCTGCTGCTGTTGCTTCTGTTGCGGTAGCTGCTGTAGGGCCGTTCATATGGATTGGAACAGCAGTTTCGTAGTGTCCTTTTCCACTGCTAATATTACTACTGCCGCCGCTAGTTATTTTAGTATCTTTTCCAACTAAAATTTCACAGTTTGCACCAACTTGTAGTTTCATATCACCCGAACCCGATATGCCTTCAATTCCTTCTAGTGCAGTATAAAATAAACTCTTATCAGCTGTTATGTGTGTGTTTTCAAAAGATTTTGAAAATATATTTTTTTCGCTTAAAATATGCATATCTTGGAGAGATGTGATATGAGTTTGCAAATAACTATTAAACATATTTCTTTCGCCAGCAGTAACATAATTGTCTTGAACTGCATATAACTCTATGTTAGTTGCAGCACTCGTTTTGTATGTTTCTCCTACACGATTTTCAATATTTTTACCTACGGTGTGATATTGATTCTGAACAGCATTAGTGTTGATGTTTCTACCTGCTTCTAAATTAATATCTCTATCAGCAACAAAATTAATGTCTTGTTCACTATGAACACTTATACTATCCTGTGCGTAGATATCAATTTTACCATTACTAGATAATTCAATCCAGCTTGTTCCTCTTCCGTTTGAAATATAAATTAAATCTTCGCTGTTGTGTAATAAGATTTGATGTCCTGTACGTGTTCTTAAACGAACCATTTCGTTGTGCGGAATAGATTTATCGCCGCCGGAACTTAATTCTTGATCAATATATTCATAAGGAACGCTATCTGCTGGCCCTTTGCGTAATCTTTTATCATCGCCGTCGTCAATTACAATGCTCTGTCCACCTAATCTACTTTTTGGAACAGTTGCTTTATTATCTTTTGTGCCTCGTTGTGCCCTTGGTCCTGCTTTGTCCACTGGTCCTGGACTACTCATTCCATAAACCGAACTAGGTATTTCTCTTCTAGCACTTGTACTTGTTATACCACGAATATCGTCTTCTGCTAATCCTGATTCTTTTAACTTTTCTATAAATTTTAAGTTAAGAGGCTTTTTGTTTTTTGTAGGATCTTTTTGTTTTTCGCCATCTGTTTTTTTGTTGTATTCTGCTGTTGGTAGTTTTTTACCTTTTACACCTTCTGGAGGTTTTCCTTTATAGTACTCAGTTGCAGGCTGTCCGCCTGGAACCATAAAGTTCATAAATCTATCTTGAATACAAGCAAACCAATAACCCCTATTAACATCTCCGTCGACAAAACCACATAATACCCGTGTTCCTACGTCCGGAGGAACTGCCCAAAACCCATAACTTTGCTGTGTATCAGAATATGCTTCACCTGGTGTTAAATGTTCAGCAGGAGTAGTTCCATAAAAAACAGGAGCATAATCAACATCGATCGTTTCGCCAACGTCTTCTAGTTCGTTGCCAGCAGTATCAAAGTTAATTATTGTAACTTTTAAACCTCCCATATAATGAGGGTCTAAATGACTAACAATACGCCCAACTTTAAAGCCGTATTTTTTAGCACTGTTAGGATCATCCTGTGTTCTTGTTAACTCATTATTTTTTGTATTATCTTGTGACATTCTGTTTCCTTAAAACGGTGTATATGGACCGGTTGCACCATCTTGAAGAATTGTTGTAGTTTCTTCTTGAGGCACTTCGTCTTGATTTCTAAGTCTTAATAAGTTTAACCTTTGAGTAAATTTACCACCGCTAATTGTATTAGAAATTGCTAACACTCTATATAACCCACTAAACGCATCAACCGCTATAGACTGATCTTCTGGAAAAAACATACCGCCTGTAGCATCATTATAATCAATAGGTGTTCTAAAATTAACAATTACACTTGTTTCACTACGTTGATAGTCTAAGCTCCCGTCTGAGTTTACAAATAACGAAGATTCTGGGCTGTTGTAATTTCCCATACCGCTATCTGCCATAAAATAAGGATCGCCAAAAATATCTAAATCAAGTTCTAGTAAATCTACATCACTATTAACAATTAAATTATGAAATTGCTGTGCAGCAGATATTTTACTATTACTAATACCATTTCCTCCAGCACTGCTAGTATTAGATGATAACAAGTTACCAGTTTTTGCTAAACCGCCGGGATTCTCAACACCACTACTAGTTGAAACTTGTACGTATTCAACTGCGGTTTGATTAGTATTATCTTGCGTTGCACCTGTAGCATGATCGTTGTTGATATTTCCTAAGTCTGTTTTTAAACCTACAAAAAAAGCTGCGTTTAATCTTATATCAAAATTTAAAATATCACTATTTTCTCCAGTATAGATATAATTATATTCTTTTGCAACAGAATTTTGCATCGGGCCATACCCTGGGCCGCCTGTGGTTGGTAATTGAATTGTACTCATATGAACTTTGTAAGGAACAACTTCATATACATAAGTCCTAGCAAGTCTGCCACTGTGTCTTTGCTGAGTTTTATTTCCATCTAATAAAACTTTACTTTGTACTCTAAACCAATCAATATAACCGTTAGTATCTGGCGATATTTCAGTTAATCCTTGTCCCCATTTACTACTTAAAATAACATCTTCAATAACTTTAGTAATTTTTGTATTCTGACCATAGCTATAAACTCGCAATTCGTTGTCAAGTGTTATATCACTCCGATTAAAAACATCATTTCTATACTGTTTTAATTCAGTAGGCATAGGAGTTTTACCAGTTTCTTGAAATCCATCAATTATTTTAGCTGCGCCAAAGTCATTAAGTCCTAAAGATTCTGCAACTCCAAAATCTTCTTGCTGATCTGCAACAAAATTATCAACATAATTTTTTATTGAAGGATCTACTGTATTTTGTCCTACTCCGCTATCTAAAACGCCGGTTTGAAATCCTGATATTACTGCACCAGGCACCCCTTGATTAGCAACATCCATATTTTGCTGTGCTGCATCAATTTGTGTAGCTTGCAAAGTTCCTAAATTATTAGTAGAAGAGATAGATTGCGGAAAGATAATTGCAATGCTATCAGCTTCAACTTCTTTACCTTCTGCTACTTGTCGTTGTAAGTTTGCATTTAATACAGTTGACAAGCTAAACGGACCGTCTTGTAATACTTCTGCAACAGTTCTACCAGTAATTTGTATATCGCTATTAGTTCTTTCTATTTGATCAAAAAATGCACTTTCGTTCCATGGAATTGCTTCAATAGAATATTGACTGCCGCTTGCAGATACATCAAATTGCATGTCAGTTAATTGTATTGGATAATGTCTAGTTAGATTATCTTGCACTGCAACCGGATATCCGTCGTCGTCGTATCCAATAAACTCAATAGAAAGCAGGTAAGGAGTATCTAAGTAGTTTACATATTCATTTCCGTATGCTTCTTTGGCTGCAATAGCTATTGTCTGTAAAAATAACCCCATTGAATACGGTTCTATAATATCAAAAGATATTGCAGTAGCATTAGAGCTACGAGTTGTACTATTATTCATAACTAAACTTTCGATGTTTACATTATCAATAAAATATTCTAACTTTATGCCCAGTCTGTCTTCATAATAAGTTGTTGTCTTGTTTACTGCGCCGCCGCCTGATCTCAAAAGAACATGACTAGGTTCTCTAATCTTGTATGTTGAATTAGGAGAATTTATTTCTCCAGCAGTTAATACAGATAAAGTAAAAATAGTATTAAATGTACTAAATTGATGTAACGGATTGTTTAAAGACATTAAATTCCTAGTACCCTTTTAATATTTGAACTCTTTGGCAAGAAAATTTGTATTCCTGCTTTAAAATCATTTATAGGATCTTCAATAGTGTCCATATTTCTTTGTGTAAATATCCACCATAATTTAGTATTACCGTATAAGTCGTATGCTAACAAGTCTGGTCTACTTTCGTACTGCGGTTCTATTGTATAAAGTATATCATCATCCTGTGCCGGAACAGGCCTTATACTGAAATATCCCAATGATCCATCCTTAGCTAGTGGAGTAGAAGCATAAGGGCTTGCATTACTATACTCTGCCATTATAAATATCCTTGATCAATTAAATTACCATTAACAAAACTATCTAAACTAAATTGATTAACTTTGTTTCTGCTGTATGCAACTTTAAACACACACGTAATTGTGCTTAATGTAGGAACCATACCGTTATTAGACAGTCCAAATCCGTCAACATCTGCACCTGTAGAAAATTCTGATTTAATATAATCTACATCAGCTGGTAAATCTACAGTAAACGATGTAAGTAAAACAGGAATATTTTTTAAAACATAATCTCCATATCCATTTAGTTTCATTAAGGGCGGTGGAGCTCCTTTATTACTAGTTTGACCATATGACATTTTGCTAACACTTCGTAAAAAGTGAACTGCGGCTATCCAATACTTTCCATCTTCAGAATTTTGTACTGGAAACTGTCCAGATACTTGAATATCTTCAACTCTGCTACTTTCATATTGCGGAAAAGCATAATTATTATGTGTATGAGTTAGTTCATTGTAGTTTGCACTTTGACTAAGTAGTACTGTAGGCACGGTTGGCCAAACTAAGGAGTTATTTGTATTTCTTAATGGAGCAAGAATAGGACTACTAGAAAATGCACCAGTTGAAGGCATCGAGATTCGCACTCTCCAATCGTCAGTGTACTCATCAGTGTAACTAAAACTAGCCTGTACAGCGTTAGCTTGTGCTGGTTCTGCTCCGGGTCGAATGTTTCTACTTCTTATACTAGACATTAGGTTGTTGACATTGCCTAAAAAATCCGATATAGGGGTGTTATTGTTAGATTGATTGCCTGAAAAATTTGAAGGCGAACTTACTCGAGTAGTCATATTAATCTCCTGTATAGTATTTAGTTGACAAAATAAAGTGCGTGTATTATAATTAATTAAAACTAGGATATTTTAATGAAAAGAGTAAATTATTTAAACAACAAAGACATGTTAGCCGAGATACATAAATCAAAAGCAACATTTTGCAGTTACGTTGCACCAGAATATGCACATTATGATATTATTTTGCCAAGTGTTGACAAAATAAACATTAGAACAGTAGCAGAAGCTAAAAGAAATAAAGCAAAACTACAAAGTCAACGTGCATACGAGCAGCAAAAAGCTATTAATAAGAAAACAAAAATGGCAGATTGCGAAGTAGACTACAAAACAATTAAAAAACAAGATCTTGTCTTTCGTATTATGATGTTTGACCACGTGCCAGACGAACCCGGGCGTAAAAAGAACCCAAAAACAATGGCAGATACCAAAACAAAACTTAATTTTCCACCATTTCAGCATTATAAGTTTGACGATGACGACAATTTAATTTGTGTAGGAAAAAGTCATTGGAAGGGC